ATATAGGAGGGAGGGTTATATTTAGACCCCCTCCCCCGGTCCTTCGTCTTCCTCATTCTCATAAACCTTCTTATACAATCCATTAATGTTCAATTGAACAATCTCATCAATTGCATATTCAGTTAGTCGATCGTTTTCTTCATCTGTTAAATCATCTGCGACTTTAGCTATTCTAGCGAGGTAGCCACAGGTGTAGTATTTCTTATCCTCATCATAACGTAGCCAGTCATTCCATTGAGTGAATGGATTGAATGGATTATCTATCGTTGTTAACATAACAGCACTCATTATGAACCTCCTTTTAAAGCTTTGGATAGGGTTGATACGGAAACACCTAACATGTCTGAGATTTGTGCCAGGGTTCGCCCTTGTTCTTGATAGATTCTAGCACGTGCGAGTTTACTATCTGACAAAACAATCTTCTCTCTTGGTGTTGCTAAGTCTTGTATAACATCTAAGTTCGTATTATTCAAGATACTTGACAACAATGAATTACTAATTGCTCCAGCTTCGATAGCTTCCCATTCCTTCTCTGTAATTTCAATTCTTTGTTTGCTAGCACCAATTCGTTCCCTCATATCGTTTAGCACTTGACCCTTCAATTTCTTTACTTGTGATGCGTCCATGTCAGGATTAGCTGCTTTACTAGCTTCAACAATTTTATTACCAACTAAATGGACTTGGCGTTCTAATGGTGCATTAGACAAGGCGATGCGAAGTTTCGCATTAAGGGAGTCAACTTCCTCGGCGTATGCTATTTTGGCTGACTTCGAATAAGGTGTCATCTTTATATTGGCGCTCTCTTTACGGGCTAGGTCACCCAGTTTCTTCATGGCGTTGGCGTAGTCGGCGTAGACTATTTCTATGTCGGCTGGATCTTTACTCATTAATGTACGGGCGTCAGGGGTTTCATACATCTTAGTGGATTTAATTTTGGTGGTTACGAATTGACCATTCTTTTTATAATAACCATCTCCTGTTAGTGCGAATACTTTCTCTCCAGTTTCAACATCGACTGAGTATTCACCTTTACGAACAAGCTTTCTCCCAGTTGCAAGGGCTTGTTCTTTGATTAGGGCCTTCCTTTTAGGGACACGCTCTTCAGAAGAAGCTTTACTTATTAAGGTGGATGCACCACGAGGGTTGGTTATTGTTCCGCCCTGGTATTTAGCTTTTAATTCCGCTATTCTATTATCATCATATGATTGCTTGTAGTTCAGGTTATGTTTCTCGGCATCAATAACAACCATGGAATGTTTAACAGCTCTTGCTATCTCATTAGGTGGTGCACCTTTAATGGTCATGTCCGTAATAAGGTTCGATACTTTGCCCATCTCTCTTTGTTTAACCTTGTTAGACATTGGTATCATGCCATCATATGCGGGATACGCTGTCTTTGGATTAAACCCTTCCAAAGTCTTCGGTAAATTCGAGGTTTTAATAATGCGTGGGTCGTAGGGTATAGCTATTACGCTATCTCCATCAAAATCAGCACCGGATAATCGCTCGGCGGTAGCTGGTGTGATACCAATAGCATCGACACCGTCTCCTATTACAGAGATAGCTTCTTTATTTTTAGTATTATTAACCACGATTGGTATCTCAAATGTGCCGGCATGTGGATAACGTATAAGAGCAAGCTGTTCGCCATCTCTATAACTTGTTGAGTAACATTCGTTATCTTTTAAAGACACGATGGGAAGGATGACATTCGACGTTTGTCTCGGAAGAGCTGCGGCTTTAAGGTGTACGGCTTTAGAGTCGCAGTCGTCAGCAAATGAATCAAGTAAACGTTGTTTAACAGCAGGTTGCGTTATCTTCATATACTGATCGAATGTTTCTTTTTGGTCGATATAGGCAAGATTTAACTGTTGTTTAGCTAATTCTGGCGATTGTTTTGACAGAAATTGACTGGATAGAGTCTTACTCCATGTTTGCCAACTACCCTCAACGCCAGAGTCTTGTTTACCAGCAAATCCAACAATATTGAGGGCTGATTGTTGCTCTTTTCCATTTTTATCAGTATATGTTAGCTGTCTTATCGATGCACCAAATTCGTTAATTTTTTGTTTACCATCTGCATCGATGTAAATAGAACCGCCGTCCTCTTTTTCAATGGTCTCGTTCATCTTCTTCATTGCTCCCAGCTTACCTACTGACGATTTCTTTGTTGAGTTGTAAATTATATCCACACCAGGTGGTATATCATCTGAATATATGGCCATACCCTTCATATAATGGGAGTCGTCCACAGCGATCCTGACTTGTCCATAGCGGGTGTCTGGTGGAAGTGCTATGTCTGGAACTCCACGACGAAGTTGTATAACGCCATCCATATCCGATCCCGATGGTTTATCATCGTCAAATCTTACCATGATTCTTTTCGAATCGACCGATACAGGTGGTTTAATTGATTTATATGTCAATCCACCGTCTGAAGACCAATCCGAAATTAATCGAATGTCCGCAGAGTGCTTAGAAGTGTAAACATACGCTATTGTTGAATCTTGTTCTTCTTTTGTTTTTGATTTCCATTTTTCAGGATCTTTTATTTCGTATTCTGTTCTTGCTTTTTTCATTGTCTCGGGTGACATTAGAACTCTAACAGTTGTCTTGTTAGTTGTTCCTAATTGTGGTGTTTGTATTTCGGTTACGACATATCCTTTTTGTTGGAGTTCGTATATAGACACGTCCATTTTTGTTCTTGTAACACCTAGATGGAGATTTGATGCTCTACCAACATCTATCATACCTTTTTTGTCAGCTTGTTCTTTTAACATTTGTTTAGTAGCTGCTGTAATTCTATGACGCTCCTGTGTTTGCGGTAGTAGGATATTTTTTACGGTGTTAGGACTAATCCCCATTCTTTTTGATATGGCAACGTCGGAGTATCCCTTTGCACGTAAACGAGAAGCCATAGCTACCTGTGATCCATATTTCGCCTCAGCCTCCATATGTTTCTGTGCACGCAGTTCGACTGTATTTTTTAAGCCCAGTGCAGTGGCAATTTCGGCTTCAGTTAAACCATCTTTCTTTAATTCCGATACTCTTGTAGCGAATGATTTTGATCTTTGTGGGTTTTCTCCCGAACCCCATGGGTATCTACCACTATGACGCGGGGTCCCATAATGCCGAATATAAGTCATATGTGCTCTCCTCACTCTTTCATTTCGTTGATCCTTTTGTCAAATAGAATAATTTTATCCATTATATATGCGATGTCATCTAAGTCTGGATGTTCGATAAGAACATCGTTTGACTGGTATATTCTCAGTTCAATATCGATATCCCTTGGATTATAACCATACTCTAGACAAAATAGAGCTGCATAAATTCTAAGTTGTTGCATTGACGCGGGGGTTCTACCATTTTTTAAATCATGGATACGTAGCATATTGTTATGGAATGAAACCGCATCGGCTGTCCCAAAACAATTAAAAGAATAGAATAAACAAACTTCAGGATCCATCCTGAATCCGATTCCATCATTGACATACATATCAAATGTCTTTTTAGTCTTTGGTAATTTAACCCTTAATTTTATTAATTTTGCGGCAAGCTCATGGAGCTCTGTGCCAAGTTGGGAATTTCGCCAATTAATATATACAGCTTCCATTTTCTCATCATCGTATCCTACCCATGCGTGTTTGCTTGGTGCCAAGAATGCATGTACTCCTTCTAGTTGGTGATGGTGGTTAAATTTCACTCATTATACCTCCTCTCTAGTTCATCTAAGACTTTATTTTTATTTTCAGGACATATAAAAGTAGCGTTGTCCCTTAGCGGTGATTGATTAACATAATAGTCCTGATTTGGTTGTCGTGCTGATTTAGACGTTCTCTTCCCCTCTAGAAGAAAATATCGACCGTTTGGAAAGTAAACAGTTGCATCTGGGAATCCTTGAAGATATCCCGCGTCATTTGGTACTACCTCGGCTCCAGGAAATCGATCACGTATTTCATTATATAGCGCATTTTTAAAATCCGACTCCTTTCTCACTTCACCCTCCTGTTCTTAAAAAAAAAAAATAAAATAAGGATGTACAAATCTATAAACCCAATGGTCTATAGAGACATCCTTATCCTTCTATTATACGGCATGTTTTTGTTGCGATTCTTAATTTATCACCCATTTACTTTCATTAAAATTTTCTTTTCTGGTTAATGTCTTTTGGATGGCAATGTCGATTGAACTTAGCGAAACTAAATGATAATAATATAAAAATTTATATGGTGTATTCATACGATCTATACGACCAGTGGACTGATGTAGGGCCTTGTATGAATATGTTTGTGAATAGAACACAATACAATCCGTGGTTATACAATTCCAGGCTTCCTGGGCTGCTGTGTACTGGCATAAATATACCCATGATTTAGCATCGGGTAATGTGTCGTGATTATGACCATTCCATTCCGCAAATAATAATTTCTTAGACTTACACCATTCACGCAATATATCTAATTCATAATTAAAATTATAAAATATAATTAATCTTGGATGTTTATTGTAGATCGTATTCAACGCGTCGATCCTTGATGGATCTGTGTTTACGAGTTTCCTTAGCAAGTAGCAAAGTTGCGATATATCACGGATTGGTTTATTGTCATAAATGTTCCAACGCCTATCAAACAAAATCTTGTAATTAAATTCATCAAAATCACATATGACATTCTTATGATTCTGGGTGGTTGCTCGAACATCAGGCATCTCGACTAAAATGGAATCTCGGAGTTTCAATAATTTTGACACATTGATGTATCGATCGACTTTTGGGTATTTGGTAAACCGGCTCCAAATAATATGCTGTCGTTCGAAATCTGTTTTATTTTTGAAGAACCCGTTAGCTACAAATAATGATGCGTACTCGATAAGACTATCGCCAGGTGTTGCTGATAGTAATATCCATTTGTTCCTTTTGGCAATTTTTAAAAACGAATATGTCCATGCACCATAACCCGTAATTTTTGTCTCGTCAAATATAAATATGGCATTCTCAATTTTCTCATATTTTTTAATATTGTTCCACGAGTCGACGATTGTGATTTTGACTGGTACTAATGCGGCTTCGGATAACCAATCATTTTCATCCCTCTTTCGAGGAGTCGTAATAACATAGATCGGTATATCCTTATTTGGTTTTCTATAGGTGTGACCAGGATATAGAGGTGATTCTCCACCAAGGATCTTTTCGAATATGAAAACAAGGGAAGTGAGAGTCTTCCCTGATCCAGTACCACCTCTTAGAACGCTCCCGTTATGTAGGCGCTCAATCGCACTAACTTGGTAGTCCGTTAATTGAATCAAACTCTCACCTCCATTTATACTTTATTGTAGTCCTCCGCCGCAATGACTATCACACACATCACATTCACCACAGCCGCCAATTGACTCTTGTGCTGAGTCAATGTATTCAGAATATTTTCTTGCCAATTCATCAACGTATAAAACAAAATATCCCGATTTCAAATACGCTTTAATTCCACTATTACCTTGAACGTTCCATTCACTACCCTTTATAATTAAATCTATTTGTTCGAACTCCGCAAAATCTAAAAGATTTACGTTATTCTCATTCAAACGGGTCATCTTACCATCAGATATCATTACTATATTTGGAGGATAGTTCCCGAAGTTAACTTTAACTGACACAATTGCCTGTGGTGGTTCATCTGGATATGAATCCAACCATTTAATATTCCAACCGTCTTGTTCCATTTCCTTAGCGATGTCGTCTGGTAAAAATATACAAAAGTTTCGGTTCCCTGCAGGATTATATTTTCCCTCAGCTCCCTCAAAATTTCTAAATCCAATTCTTGCATTTTTAATTGTTACTTCCATAGGTTTTTTTTTCTTTGACATAGTTATTCTCCTCTTCTTTATTTTATCATAGCATTAGCTATAGCTTGTATTGGTGGAACATCGTCGAACCCGATCAAGTCTTCATCGAAATGGGTTCTAACTGTACCGTAGTCCTCAATGAAATCCTCAATTGGTCCAAATTTCTGAATTGTTTTAATGGCTTCTACTATTAGAGTATTATAATATAATAAATCTATTTCATCCTCTTGTTTGAGATCCCTAACGATCTTACTCTCCTTCCAACGATATCCTTTACTACCCACTACGGATGTATATTTATCATCCCTTCTTCTAAGTAATAGTCCACCATTCCTACCTGACATGATGGGTACGAAAGAACCGACTTTACCCACATAGCGATAATTATGCTCGCCATCGGGTAGCGATTCATTGAAGTCAAGATATATGGTTGCTGGATTCGTTACGTTTTTAATCTGTACATAATCCTCAAACACAATTGGCTCTTTCGAGAATAACGTTTTGAATAAATACGGTTCTGCAAATTGTGCTCCGACCGCATCCCATTTACCAATTAATCTTTTCTTTTCGGCCCATTCATATTTGGCGATAAATACAGCATTGTTTACCAAACAGAATTTCTCGTATGTAGATTCGTGTTCAAATATATAATCATATTTTCGGGCGAACTCCTTACAAAATTCAATCAATTCTGGAGTCGCTCCAGGAATCTTTATTGAGTCCGTTTTAATATGAGCGACTGTAAATCCACGAGCTTCGACCTCATCTTGTAAGGTCTTCATAAATAAAGCTCCACGTAGAGCAACAATGTTGTTAACATTGCGTTTGTCTCTCATAGGATTTTCAAATGAGGCGCTAGTTAATCCATACGCACTATTTAAAGCTATCTTAAGAGCATTCGCCAATCCTTCTGCTTTTGACTCATCTTCTAAATATTTAGCTAACATTCCATCGAACATATTTCTAGCGACGTCAAAATTCCCAAGTTTAATAGCTACACGGGCATCCTTTAAATCTGCGTATCTCTGCGTGTATTTACCAAAATAATTCATTGCAATCATGCTGGATGGATGCATACTTTGAATATCCAATACTGGCACATTGAAATACATTCCTGGTTCGGCATAAACATATCCGCCCATACTTACGTCTACACCACGATACATATTATGCATTTTACCATCTTCACCACGAACAAATTCATACCCAGGAAACAACTCTTCGAGATTTGTATATTCCAATTGTGGGTTTCTATCGTCTCCAAATATCATTCGCGTTGTAAGTTGATTGGTCGTCATATTGACAGTTCCACCGGCTAAGTCGGCCAATATCTCTCGTGCCAACCAGTCGGCCTGTCTGTTTTCAAATACGGCCTCTGTGGCGTCAACATCATTTCCACAATATTCAATAGCGTTTGGCCAATATTTTTCTGGCAATGGTTTATCAAAACTAAATGGTAATTCTTGATGTTTTATGCCTAATTCAATTTCCCACTTTTTAAGAGATTTCTTTTCGGAACAAAAGTCATAGACGTCCGTATAAGCAATTGAATAAGCTTCCCGAAAACCAAATCTAACAGAACCCTCTTTTGATATAATCTTTTTACTTAAATTATATAATTCCTCATTACTATAACCAAGATATCTAGCATATAGCATATGATCATCATATCTCTTATTGTTAAAACCAACAAGTTTAAATCCGAATACTTCCCCAACTTCTTGCGGTGTTGGATTAACCATAGCTATTTTTTTCTTATCATTACCTCTTACTTTATAAACTATTAGAAATAAGTTTGGAAATATTTCAACATCATAAAATACTAAGTCGCCATCTGTTTTATCATTAGATATAACACTAACTGGTTCAGACCCCCATTTCATCTTATTAACTAAATCAAGACATGTTGCAGCCTGATTAGTCGAAGAAGCTGCAAAAGTAATAATTGCCGGTTTCATATCGCTAACGTCATATTTCATCCCACTATTATATGCATCATTCAGGAGTTTATATATAAAATCAACTTCAGATTTAGTAGCGCCGTGAAACTCCTTGTTCATACATTTTTTAATCATCACTCTTAAATGTCTCTCATCTTGAACACTCTTCTTATCTAACAATGAATCACCTTTCTTTCTTTCTTTCATTTTTAAACCGGAAGTTATTGTTGTGATTTCTTCAGTATTACATAGTGTTAATTTACGTCTTAGACTTGATAATCCATTAAACACCTTGACTTCAATATCGGGAGAATGTATTCTCTCTAATTGTTCAACGTCTCCACCATTCCAAATATAATGTAAATGTAATCCTTGTCCGGACTTACTAGTCTCAATATATGTTTTAGGCCATTTATTAGCTGCCTCTAAATTTAGATCTAGTGATTTATTACCATCGGAATCTTTGATGTCAAAGTCAATTACAATATGATTATCTTCAAATCCTCTAGTATAATGCAGTTTCGAAGTGTCAATATCTTTTAATTTCGTCTTACATTTTTCCCAAGAATATTTTGGTATCCCTGCATTGTTTGGGTATTGGGCTTGAATATCACCATATATCCTGTCAAATATAGATTCATTATCGCCAAGTTTAATCCAACCCTCTGTGTCGTCATCATCTTTTACTTCCGATACATTTGAAAACATATGTCTCTTAAAACCGCTATAAACAGATCTTGCCTGCCTACCATCCTCCACTCTCGTCACATCATGGAATTCATCAAAATATGTTTTCATATCTGCACGAAACACCCTCTTCTTTAATGGATATTGTTCTCCACTCTCTTCACAATACACTTTATACATATCATATAATTGTTTTAACTGAAAAAATCCACCATTCTCAAATATAAGACAATTATCAAATACGAAATTATATAAAGTATTCGTTTCAAACATCATTTCCTTAGGTTGATATTTCTGATAATAGTCAGGTCCCATTTTTCTATATTTTTCAATACAATAATGAGCTATCGCACCCAATTCAAAATTTATATTCTTCACAAGTTGTAGATAAGTAGTTTTACTAACCAATCGACCTGATGGGTGAACATCTATAAGTCTTCTTAACAGACCGGACTTACTGTCCGATATCGCAACTGGTTTATTTGTACCTAAAAACAGAAAACAATTAATTGTAGCGGAGTATTTTGACTTATGTTTCTCGTTGATAACAGTTTCCTCATGGGATATGATTGAATTTAAAGTGCTATTATCCTCTATCTTAGATAAATCGCCATCGTGTTGTATTGCTACCAATGGGTTGTTTTTAAATACCTCCAAACCAAATGCATCACGACCAACCAAATCCTTTGCATTAAATGAAATATAATACCCTTCTACAAGCTTCTGAACGATATTTAAGAATGTAGATTTACCACTTCCAGCAGAGCCATATAGGGTTATAAATTTTTGAATATAACGACTATCCCCTGTTAGTATAGATCCAACAGCCCATTCCAATTTATCACGTTCCGCAGGATCGTATAATGTGCTCATCAGAATATCATAGTTTTCAATGTTCCCAGGTGCTAAAGCATAAGGTAAACATCTGGTTGCATAACTTTCCCTATTTAAATCATCATTCATCCAATGAATCCTATCATCCAATGGTCTCCAGTTATTCGGCATATTTTTGATATAAGATACATATTTCTGCCAAATTCCAGAATCATAATTTTTCATTAAGTCATATCGAATTGTTAATCCAGCATCTTCTAATTCTTTTACTTTTTTTAATATTTGTTGATCGACAAGATTAACAACTGCCATTTCATCTTTGACCCATTTTCCTTTACTATCATCGTAGATAGCGTAAAAGTCTTTCCCACGTGTCATAAGGTCTTTTGTGTTAAAAACCTGGAAGTCCAAACATAAGTCTAAATCCCCAGCATTTCTGTTCTTGCTCGAGTTTTTAACCTCTTTGGTATACAATCGTACGAAATCCAAATACATCCCCCTTTCGACGATTTCTAGTCGTTTGTTACGAAAACGCACAAAAACAATACGTTTGTGTAATTCTCCATATAAAATTTTTATATGTTTTATTATATTATATTATACTATAAAATTTCTACAGAAATAATATAGACAAAAGCGTAAAAAGCGTCATTTGTGTCACAGAAATCTTATTTTGGCCACTTTTCTCGAATATATAGCGTCATTTGGGTCCAAATATTGAGTTTTCGCATGTTTCTGTTATCATTCATAATGATGAAAATGTTACCTTTTTTGTGACGAAAATATTCACGATTTAACCAAAGTGTCACAATTCGATGAATTTCTTCAAAAGTGTCACACGAAAGTGTACCAAAAAAGTCTTCCAAACCTAAGTTCCAAATCATGTCCCAGAACACTTTTACGTAATCCCACTCATCAATATAATGACTTCCAAACAACTGAAACTCGATTCTTTTTGCTATACCAATAAGCACTTCTAAAACCGAAGCACCTCCGAAATCTAAGTCACTTTGAATCCCTGTCTCGATCACCCAAAGTTCTCGTAAAGCGATTCCATCATCCCCACGGTCTTCATCATAATTTACTAATGGATAAAACTCTATCTCGGACAACAAATATAATAAATCGGAATAGTCCCTATCTTCCATAACATTTACAGAATCGACTAGCCAATCAATATATATCAATCTCTCAACCGGGTCTCTAGCAAACTCCACGGTCATAAAAATATCCCTCCTTTCAATAAAAATATAGAGAAAGACTTTAAAAGTCTTCCCCTAAAAATTCTTTCAATTCTCTTTTAAATTTCTTTAATTCTTTCATTGTTTTCCAAAATAAATATTTAATTTTAATTCGAATCCATAAATTCCATAATAATCCCACAGGCCATGCCAGTATGGAGATTATCATCGTTACAAACATGATTATACTTGATATCCGGTAAACTATCTTTGCATTAAGGTTATATGGTTTATTCTTTTCCATAACTTCTTCAAATGCTTCTCGATTAGCATTACCAAAATATTTTACTACATCCGCACATAACAATTGATATACTATCCCTGCCAGATAACCTGCCATAATTATTGTTTTCATTTGTTCTCCTCCTATAATTTTAAATATTATATTTCTATTATAGGGTTTGATATCTTTGCACCTTTAAATACCCCTACTATTTCTATAGTTTTCCATAGGTGTTTTATCCAACCAAAGTCTTAGATTGATGCCTAAATAATTCATAAATTTTTGACTTTTACCATAATATTTTAACAACTCTAACATGGTAATCGGATCAAAAAGTCCACTCATTATTATCCCTCCTATCTATTATCCATTACACGTTTCTGTCTAGCTAACAACCGATACTCACGCTCTTTAGGTGTTTCAAGGGCGTTAGCTACACTTCTATTATAGGAATCATCAACACGACAAATCTCATAACCTATCATGAGTGTGTCGTTACGAACCCAAGCCGTGGTCTGCATGGATAGTACATCCTCGTAATCAAGACCTACTAGCTCCTCCTCCTCTTCCACAATCGAATCGTCTTCTTCACATAAAACCCTATCCTCAGAGTAGTAGAATAACACTTGCTTGTCATATTCATCAGGTAAATCGCCCCACTCATCGTAGTCGATACAATAGGGTTCACCAGATATTTGATTCTCGTATCTCCTCTTAGCAAACTCTTCAGCTCTGGCTTCGATTTCAGCTTCGTAGTCTTCGTCAGGTAACTCGTCTTCATATTCAATATCACCCTCTTCTTTTAATTCTGATAAAATATCTTCGAGCGGCGGTTTGTTATAGTTGAATATAGGACGTCCTTTAGACCTTTCAACCTTATTAATCGGTATAATCTTGTCATCATCGAAGTCGGAACTATTGAAACCTTGTCTTGTAACCCTTTCAAAGGCTTCACGCACTTCATCTTCAGATATCCCCTCATATTCATTATGGTCAGGTTCGAAGTCTCTACCCATAACTCCAGATTCTTTTAACTTTTCATAGTAAAATTCTTGAACCTCTGCTATTTCATCTTGGTATTGTTGTTGTAATTTTTTCTTGGCTAAAATATAACCAGCAGCTACACCACCACCGAATATACCAAGTCCTAGTAATATATTTTTTAAATTCATCCGAATATTTCCTTTCTAATTTGAATATAATTTTGTTCTTGCTCCCATTCTCTTAAGAATTGATAAATTTCACACTTTGACCCACACAGATTACAACTATGGTCGCAAACCCCTTCCGGATGTGTGTCGGGATAATATAAATCCCAAACCATACCATCCCTATCCGTTACAGTTCCATACCTCTTAGTTTTTTTCCACTCATCGAGTTTCCAGAGGTCGAAGAACTCATATAAGTTATGCTGTACATTACCGTCGTCATCAAAGAACCTATTAACCTTTGGATCATACCAAAGTCCGAAACCTCCCTCAGGTGGACTATTAAAAATACTCATTCCTATTGCTTTCCATAAAATATATCTTCACACCAACTCTCGATGCATATTCTATTTCGTCAACTGTGTCTTTTCCAATATATCCATCCTGATTAACGACAAATATATAATCGGACATGTTAATTTTCTTCAGATGAGTACCTTTGAAACGCTCTAAAGTTTGATCTGTCACTTCGGCATCGGTCATCACCGGCATTAATACAGTATACCCTTGAGTTATTAAATCGAGCTCTTTTTCTTTCATTGTTTCGTAAAATTTCATAGACCCACAAATTGTAATTACTTTATTATATTCAATATAATCTTGTCTTCTTGTCCTCACTATTTACTCCTCCTAAATATCTCTTTTGCAATTACTAGAAGATGTATAACCATTGCCGCATCTTCCGGTGTTTGTGCATTTTTTGCGATTCCTTGAACTCTCTTCTCAAAACAGTCCCAACACATTGTTTGATTGTATCCAAATTCGCCCCACATTATATAGTTGTTACACTCTGTGCATTTGCTATTTGATATCAATGGACTCATCTCAACCTCCAATTAATAATATAACCTATCCATTTGTATTCCGAATCGCTCGTTATGACCAATTAGAATGAGAATATCATCGTCCAAATAGTAAAAATTCTTCGTCCAAATAGTAAAAATCATATAATTGATCATCCTTACCTCGTATCAACCCATAATCCTGAGTTTTCTTCCATTGGTCAAGTTTCCAAGTATGGAACATTCGACTCAAATCATGTATGATACTACACCCTTGGGCATCTACAAAACGATTAATGGAGGGTAAATACAAAAAGGTATGAGTATCGTTACCGTATGGATCTAACATTTAGAATTCCTCCAAATTAAAATTCTTTTAACTCATTAATCCCAAATCCATCAATTCCACAGGCTCCATCATCTGTTGGAGTATACTGCCCATTTGGATGCTGTGGGTGCATAAATTCAATCATAGCAAAATTAGCTATATCTGCTAAAAATTCTGTATTTCCAGTTTCTTCATATTTTGCTAATCTCTTCTTAAGGCTACCAATTGCATTAATTGTTTTATGTTTTTTATAGTTATCCTTCAATGGTCCATATTTATAAAATGATACAACCATCATATCCTTCCGTAATTTATCGAATTTTTCCGAGTATTCTGTTTTTAAAATGTTATCAATTTCCATACCAAAATTCCTCCTTTAAACTAAAGAAAAGAAGCTATACACCTCTAAACTTTTAAACCATAAATTTCTTAAATAACAAATCATCATCGGTTCCAAATTTTTCCGCTATCATATTCTCAACTTGATCCACTCTTAAATAACCTTCTTCATTGAGAACATTAATTAGCTTCTATTTCTATTTCTCTTAACACTTATCGGTTCTATTATAGGGTATGTTTTATTCATTAAAACTCCTCCTTCAACCTTTGAACCTCTAAAAGGACTTTTCTTCCTTTATCGAACTTCTTGGCAAACTCATCTTCTTTTCCTTTTATAAGAGGTGGTCCTAAATATAAACCATCCAAAGGTATCTCTAACTTAGTATCAAGATTCACCAAACTTAAAGATAATTTAAAATCCTCAGATGCTTCTTTACCGCCAGTTTCCCAAATATCCTCACCAACACAACCCGCACTAATAGCCTTTCGAGCGTGAACCGGTCCAAAACCTTCAACACCCTTAATGTTATCTGACTTATCACCTACCAAAGCCTTGTAGACACTATATTTGGCCGCTGGAATACCACATTCAAGCTCAAAGGCATTACGGTCCAGGAAGAGACCAGGAGCCCTGTAAATCAAAACCCTGTCCCATGCGAGGCATTGTTGTAGATCCCTATCTCCGGAAAATATCACGACGTCTGTCTTATACTTTAAATGACAGTCACAATTCTCACAAGGAGTTACACACAAACACCTATGACATTTTTCATTTACTATACTCGCAATAACATCATCTGCCTCAGCACCGTCGACACTAATAATATCCCAACCTAAGAACCTTATAATATCTTCCAACCCGCTCCTAAATTTTTGGAATTTATCGTCATTCATAGGCTTTCTATTTCCTTTATAGCCTTCAAAAATATCACAGCGTTTTAATTTTGTTTTGCTCTCACCAGCAAATATCACCTTGAGAGGAACGCCCCTTTGTTTACTACGCTTTACACATAGACGTAACATATCAAAGAACTTACAATAGGCTACCCAGGCTCTTTTTGACGATATAAACCACGCCCTATATAATAAATTACTATAATCGACCAATACTAAAGTTTCTTCTGTTCCTTCAACTAAACTTTCTGGTGGTCTAAAATTATTGTTTCTCTTCATCCTAACCTTTCCCTTCCTTCCAAATATAACAATCATAGATGGAAATGGAGCTGAATTTACACTATCCCCAAATTTCAATCTCCCTCGAATATAACGAATTTCAATATTCTCATGATTGAGGATATAGTCATGAAAACGTTTAGTATCCGTCCTAGCAGGAATTAACATAACTGCCAAATATCCCTTCGCCCCATGCTCATAACATTTACGGATCCATTGGTCTTGCATTCCACTGGAATATGGAGGATTACAAAACACCCTTTCGTTATCCCAGTCCTGGATTAGACCATTTTCTTTTTCAGTATAATACTTCTCGCATTTAGCTGTTTCGGGTGTACAACAAGGATCCAATGTAAAGTGAAATTCTTCATCGAGCTCGTAAAATAAATCCTGGGGTGTTTCCCAATCATTCTTACCACTTGAAAATAGTGGATCCAAATTTGTACTCAAAATATCACACCTTTACTTGTTTATGAATCTCACATCTAACCCATTCTCTTCTTTTAATGTTTGAATGATATCATCTAATGACAAATATCCCTTCTCGATGCTATCGAAAGTATCGTTTATACACCAAGCAATTTCTTGCAACTGACCTGTTGTAAAGTTAAATTTATCCTTTAAACATAATAGCATTACCGCGGAGTAGTTTTCAACCGTACCTGTTACTCCTTTCGTATACCCATCGTTCTTAGCTTTTAAAAGCTGTTGAAATGTACTACTTTTTTTCTTTGGTTTACTATGGAAGAAATTTTTTTTCATATAACGTCCCCTTTATATTCTATTTTAGTTTATTCTTCGTAAGGAATTTGTTCGACATCTCCACCTCTCACAGTTACTGACTGCATGAGTATCCCTGTTTCAGGATCAATATATAAATCATCCAACATCGCATCCCACTCTTCAAACTGTCCATCAATCGTTAACTTGTTATTTCTACGCATCATGACAAGGTTCGAATGAACAATTCTTCTCCATTTACGTGCGATTGGTTTTCTGGACTGGCTTAAAACATTGTACAAGCCTATCTCCGATATCATTCTAACCTGTCTTCTTTGACCTGCAACCTGTAGAACAGTTAGCAGGTGTTCGTCTCGTTCAATTAATTCTAACATCTGTGACGTTTTTCCAGCCGAATAGTCAATCAATTTAGCAACTTCAGCTGCCCTGAAGAATGGCACATCTAAATCATTGTATACGTCTAGAATATAACCGTCAAATTTTATCTGACCTACTATTTCCATTTATGTTCCTCCATTTTCTTTATTATGTCGATGATCCCTGAAATATCTTTTATTTCCTTACCATTTACCTTGTCTGCCCCGCATTTTAGAAAATCGGAAGCTTCTTGACTATCTGTATTATAATAATCTGGTATTAAACCTCCAAGTTTATACACTTCTCCGCAACGGAAATCAATTCTAGCATTTTCTATACCAATGCTAAGCCAGTTCTTGTTAATTTTTATATTTGAATCTATTTCACTTGATATTGATTCAGCTAACTCTTCGAATACCTTACTAACATCAATGGCCTTAGTCCTATATATAACAATAAACATATTACCTCCTTTAAAAATATAAAAGGCCTAATTAAAGGCCTTTATCGTTATCCTTCGGATCAAAATATATATTAAAACCAAAGTGTCCAGCTAGAAACACAGACGCAACGATAGCTGTATACTTTGCGCATTTGGCAATTAGTTCGTATTTAGTCATTATTACACCTCTCTATTCTTTATATTCCTTTAGGTTTTGATATGATCGAATCATCATTTCCAGGTCGCATTCATCCATAGCCTTACGGGCCGCGTTAACATCTTCCTGCATTACCACCGCAGCAATACAACCATGTGAAACAGACGCATATAAGGCAATGAGTCCCTCCACACGTTTTATTTCCTGAGGTAAAGCTTCTCCTATTGTTAGAACCTTATCATCCATTATTTAAGCTCTCCCCTCGCCACATTTTCATCGAATATTACTCCATCGATGTTGAAATCCATTACTATGGCATCGCCATCAACTCCCATTGCCCAGTTTCCATCGATTCCTCTAGGTCTGAATGAAATATAACCATCTCCTCTTTCAGATTTATATCTCCATCCACATATCATACCAGCTTCGGTTGGAGGGAATCCAAGTTCCTCATATACTTCATTCATTGTTACAGCACCCTTAACGATTAGTTTATCATTGAAGTCTTTTTCCTTAGCATTCAAGAACGACAAGTTGTATTCATGAATTGGGCTCCACTGAGTGCTTCCATACCAAGCTCCGGTTTGGTCAGGCTTTTCTTCTTCGAATAACCTAGCAAACCCACTCATCTTAACACCTGGTATAAGTTCTTCTTTTTGATTAGTAACCTTTTTCTTCTTGCCATTTTCATCAACTATTGTTTCGGTTTCTTCTATGGTCTCGGTGCCATACATAAAGTGAGAATCTTTAGCCTCGCCCAGTTCCTTAACCACCCTACCACGATATGTTGTGAATGCCTCTTCGACAACCTTATAAGCAGCCATTAAAGCAACGTTTCGCTTAGACATAATATGATGTGCACCAAGAATACACCCAACTGAAGCACCCATAAGCGTTACCGATGGTCCGTACAATTTAACAAATTCGATAACTGTTTCTGACTTTATGATGAAGCGGTCTTTTTTCGCAATTTCTATTGTGTATTCTACATCGCCAACCTCACCAATTTCAAGAGCTTCTTCTACTAAAGCCATTTTTTCCATATGTTCGTCTATCACTTCTTCACATTTTAATGTTGCCTTACAAGCTAAAAAGGTACTTACACCAACGCCTGTCAAACCTAATCCTAAAAGGATTTCTGGTGAATATTTCTTTAATACAAATTTTGTTGAGCTTATAAACGCTTTAAATTTCATTATTTATTCCTCCATTATTTTTTAAAATATAAAAAGAAAGACTCATTGTTTCCAATAAGTCAATCCTTGAAAATATCAAATAGTTTAGTATTTATATTCTAAACTTCTTCTGATTCTGTTAAATCAACTACAGTTGTGTCTTCATCTTCAACATCATATTCATCATCGTAAATATCATCTTTGTCATTTTCTGTTTTACCTTTATTAGCTAACAAGGCAGCGCCTCCTACTAATAAACCTAATCCAGCTCCAACTCCGATTAATACTTTCTTCAAATTCTTTGGTGTTTTCATTTCAACATCCTCCTTAGATTTTTTAACTTTATCGTTTTTAAATTTTAGTATATTTTTCATTACTTTTCCTCCTTCGATTCTTTATCTATTATATAGGAAGATTTTATTGCGATAAAAGAAGGGGCTATGTTCGCCACTTCTCAACTACTCTATTGGTCCTTCTTTACCTCTTTTATCACTAAGTAAATTATCGCCAATCCAATAATCAATTCAAGCATCATTTCGCCTCCTCTTTATCGATCTTATCTTTTTTAGACTTTCTCTTTGAAACTTCTTCAACCGCACCACTTATCGTCATAAACGCACAAATAGCTACAGCGATTCCAAACATGGAACCAATCTGTCCTCCTATTAATACGCATAACGCAAATAATCCAAATTCAAATTTTTTCATTGTTAAATCCTCCTATTAAATTCTATTATATAGGAAGATTTTATTGCGAAATTTTCTAGTTTTCTAATATCTGTTCAGAACCATTGGCAAACATCTGTCTTACTTTCAACCCTAAATTTACATCTTACCATTTCATCATCCTCCTTTAATAACCAGAAATATCATCTAAATCCGGTTTATTATTCATTGTCCATATAGCGCACATTAAATTCCATATAAATGCTCGATTATGTGGTTCATCCTGATCCCCTCGCATCCATTTAATATAATGTCTGAGTCCGCTATCTATAAAACAATGTATAGGTATTCCATTTTTCCAATTATTTTCTGAATATTTACGAGCACCATCTTCATAGTGAATCGATACTTCAAGTAGCATTGTCGTGATATCCATATGACTTAATTCACAGAAGAGATATATAGCATCAAACAAGTAAGTTTCAGATTTTGTTTTCATGAACGATTCTATAAATCTTAAGATATCACCACGTCTACTCCTTGAACCAGAATTTAGAAGAGTATCTACTATTCTATCGTCACCATATAGGTTAACAGTATTATTATAGTTCGGATTATACTCTAATAATTTTGCTGCAACTTCTAATGGGAGTAAATCGCATCTACCTTTTCCTTCTGAAATATCACGCATTGCGCCTGTTTCAAATATTTTTCTTTCGCCACTATCTTTTAATTCGGCCATTCTTATCTCCTCTTTAACCATTTTTTTAAATTCTATTGGTATAAAAGCTAACTCTTTATCATCCAGAATATAATTCGACATACTATTCACCTTAAACATAAAAGAAAAGAGACTATAAAGTCTCCTTCTTACCTTGTATTTTAGCTTTCACTTGTTTATACTTCGTTCCTACAAATCTTTTAGCCTGTCCTAAAAGTTCTGGATCACTTGCGAGTATTGTCGCAGTCCCAATTACAACTGGTCCAACTATCCCGGTAATCCATAATCTTATCTCTCGACTAGTTTGAATTTGTCGATTATTCATAAATCCACCTCCTAAAATATCATTTCATTATAGGGGACGATATGTCTGCATTATTTAGTAATTGATAGAATATGTTCCGCAATACACATTATATCATCAAGTGTGTTTTCTATTTCCTGTAGATAATCTACTATGCAAAAAGCTGTTGGCTCGACCATTGGATCAACCTCGCCATTTATGATAACATTATTAATAGTCAATAGTTTAAAGCGAAGTTCCTGTTGCTTATCATAGATTCTACCAACCCTATTCAATAGACTCTGTTCATTTTGTGCACTTGGATCTTCGAGTGATATTGGTCGGCCTTCCATTGCGCGTACCATCATAGGTTTATTTGTCATTTTTTACTCCTCCTATTTATAATAATTTTACTTTCCCCTCCGGGGCTTGTGTTATCAACTTTGAATATATTTCCCTTGCTTCATCGTCATAAAAAGAATTGAGAACTTCATAGTTCCCTTTCATGTCCATACGAACAATCGTTATACATGCACAATCGCCGTTTTGAGCATCGTCGAAACCAATTATTAAACGATCACAACTAGCTTGTTTTACTTTCTTACAATCACATCGTTCTCCTGGGTCAAGATTCGCTTTACAGTCAGGGCAGGTATGATAATAACTCATAATATCACTCCTTATTTAACAATAACTGACGTGAGAAGTATTCAACATTATCGATTTCAATCCAATCGTCGTCGCCTTCTTTAAAAAATTTATTAATCTCGAACCTTTCACCATTTGGTTTTATTCCATAAAGCACCCCCATCGTATCATAATCCCCATTTTTAGGATCTGCTAGGAAATCTGTACAATACACTTTAAATGGATTTGCTGGTATGTATGGCATAGATATTGGATAAAGTTCGTCGATAATGCGTTGCACCAATCCGTTGTGGTATGTGTGTCCACTGGAAATATCAACTTTTATGACCGAGTTAATATCTCTATACCTAGTCGTACCATCATCATCGATATATTTAAATAAGGAGCTCATTCTTTTACATTGATACCTACCTCTTGAAATCTCGTTCCAAATATCATCAGTGTCTTCAATTGGTGTCAAAGGCTTCCCATCTATGAGTCGATTTAAAATTTGTTTAGTTATACCAATACTACAACCACTATGTCCGTCCTCTGTGAGACTTTCAAATGCCTTCAGTGCACTTCTATAACAAGCACATCCATAATCCCACTCTCCGTTATCCGAATTACCTCGCTCACGCTTACAAGCAATTTCAACTTCTCTTTCTGCCCAACTTTGCATCTCACTCATTTTTTACTCCTCCTTATATTAATGAATCAATGTATCGCTTACTCATATAATTACTTGTACATTCGATTACAGGTGGTTCTTCGTGTGAAAATATAAGTCTTACTTCCAGCGAATATCTAAAATCATTCTCTCCTACAATATCTTCCGCCCGGTCAATAACTTCTTGACCGAGCATTTTTACTTGTTCTATTAACTTTTCTTTACGCACTAACGCCGAATCTCTCTCTATCGACATAAAATCCTCCTATAACGGTCTTGTTGGCGGGAAGGCAATAATATATCCATCCCTTGTTCTATCCACATATGCATCCCTTAAATTTGTCCAACCATAATTATCATCAGTGTAGTCTGATTCTATGTTGGACAATTCATAAAATGATCTCACAGTCGCCTCGCCGTATTCGATAGTCATATCCACGAGATGGGCCAAAACATCCTCCGCCTCACCTTTATTTGTAAATATAATTCTATCAAATTCATGTCGAGCCCTCGACCCCCTATCCACCTCTCGACGTTCATCCCGACCATTGCGTCTATTACTGCTTGACACACTATTATAAGAGACATAAGACCTTCCTCTATCTCTAACAATATGATTATTGTAATATCCACCATATCTAGATCTACCATTACCGAATAGCTTTTCAATTACACCAAAACCCATGTCACTAATTGTGTCACGGAAGGCCGGCACTAATACATCATATAAAATATAATCGCCCAGGTTTTCACTCTCGCCTAAGAAAGCCTCTTTAAATTTATCAAAAGCACCTTTCTTTTTTCTAATAACCTTACCTTTTACAATTGGCTTTAACTTCTGTCTACTTTCATCCTTTTCTCCATCCCTTGTAGCCTTGTCAGAGTTGTTAGGTGCTAAATTGTCCAACCTATTCCTAGTAAGCTTTGATTCTTTTTGACCCATTTAGTTTCCTCCATTAGATACTTCGTTCACTTCATTTGCTGTAAAATTAATCTGAAATACCCGAAGTTTATTTTCTCCATTAATATAACCACTAACATTGGCGTTAGCTATACATCCTCTGCGTTCGGTGGCAGTCGCCCAGTAATATTCAACCTCTACGATAGCGATCTTATCGCCATTAATTGTAATCTTGGGCATTCCATTATCTATTGTAAAGGATAATTTATTCATTTACATTCCTCCATTTAATATATTAAACTCTCTGCAAAATTAAGAGGCTAGGCCTCTATGGTAATTTCTTTAAATCTCTATATAATTTAATAAAATCTTCACTCCATAGGCTAGTTCCTAACCTCTCTTTTGCAAATAAATCTAATTTCTTTTCGTCATTATCCATTTCTTGTATAACGTCACTTTCTAAACATTCCATTAGTAAACCTAATCTATCTTCTGAAGTTACAAAACCTTTCAATAAAATATTTATGATATTTGTCATCGAAATTTCCTTTTCTTTAAAAAATTCATAAACATTTACATCAATTCTTGCACTTACAGTTTGTGTTCCTTTACTAGCATCAATTCTTCTATTATCTTCCATAAATAATCCTCCTATAATTTTATTCTCATTATAGGGTATGTTTATCATACGAACCTTTTAAATATCGGTAAATTCAGTGATACTCCACCATTTCTATTCTTCGAATATGAAAAAGCCTCAATCTCAATATCTTTTCCTATGGGTGAGTTAATCACCATATCGGTACGATCGGCGTTATTTAGCCCACTTCCAACCCTCACTGGAACTGTACACCCAGGAACCTCGCAAATCAAAGCGGCCACCATACCTTCAATTTTTGTCCCTGGTCTAGCCATTTCAACGTCAACAACCCGACCTACGAACTCTTTAACCTTTTTAACCTTAAGAAGAGATTTACTACGCCCCGGAATATAAATAGAATCCATGTCCAATAACATCAAACCTTCACCTTTTCTTTTAACAACTTCATCCATTGTTTTCTTTAAGGTCTCTATATCTGCTCCTTGTATGTTTCCAAATATAGGGACTCTAATGATTGGGTCTTCGTTAGTCCCTCCATTAAAAGTCGAATACAGCTCCGCATCCCGTTCTCTTGCCAGTCTAAGATCTCCTCCTGGTTTGAATATGTCAAAGCAGATAGCCATGAGGTCTTGTTTGTTATCCGGATATTGTTGACTTGCTTTTGAATTTGTGTTTTGTCGTAAAACAAACGACGGTACCTGTTTAAAATATAATTCTCTGTCGACCAACTCGCAGTCGTAAACTCTATCCGAGGGCATCCAAGGAGCCTCGAGATACTCGAATATGTGTATAAGCCACTTGTCTTCAATATTTGTACGACTCCATGCAGTTATAGAACCGTCTGGCGCCTTGTAAAACAATCTTCGTACCCCATCAATCTTTTCTGACATACGCCAGAGCTTGCCTTCCAAGACAGTATCCGGATAATTGGCAAAGTTCTCACCTAGCATTGGTGTCAATTGCATAGTGTCTCTCCTTTCTTTAAATATAATTACTCACCAAATTTTGGCGGGATTTGTACACCTTTAAGTGCACATATAATTCTTGTAATTTCCATACCAATAGCTCCAATTATAAATATAGATGCGATTGGATGTTTTACCATCGACTCAACAAAATTCTTATTCATTTCAAATTTCCTTTCCTTAAATATAATTGATCATTTTCTTTTCTAAAACCTTTATCATCTCTCCGAAATTAGCATAACTTCTCACATTACGCATATATTCAGCTTTTTCCTCTTCCGATAGCCCGTACAAGTCCTTTAAATATTCAATTTCTTTTAATAGTTTCTCATTTTGTCGTTGTAAATCTCCATTTTCATGATCGAGTTCGGCTATTAATACGTGTCTCGATTGTAATTGATCGTTTAATTTATTTATCTGTTGTCGGTATTGAACTTCTTTTTCTTTGAAATGTTTTTCGGCTGCGTTAAATTTCTTTCCTTTCATAATACTCCTCCTTCTAAACATAAAAGAGAGCCTAAGCTCTCTCTTAACCACTAATTTGTTTCATCATTATTTCTCGAGATTTCTCTTGAAACTTCGCCAATAATTCAGGATTATTGATTATCTTATCGATTCCCATGCCGATTAAGACCATTTCATAATGTCTATAACCAAGCAAGACTACCGTCGCAATACCAACTCCTCCTAAAAAATATTTCAATTTTTTCTTTCGTAAATCCTTATCTTCCATGACACACCTCCATATTAGTTTCATTATAGGATCTGTTTAAACGGCATAACCCTTTTTTAATATAAAAGATTAGAGCCTAAGCTCTATCTATACTTGTCCATTTCATTATGTATCATTTCGTTAGTCATCTCGATTTGCTTCTGTGCAACCTTGTATTGTGTCCAAGACCATAACGCTACCATAAGCATCATTACAATCCACATCACCATTCCAATTGCTAAAAGTATTTCACAAATTGCCATTTTCATCCTCCATAATGTTTAATATTCTTTCATTATAGGATATGTTTATATTACAATAAAAAGAAGAGAGCCTTTGTAGCTCTCGTCTTGTTACAACTTCATTTCTAAAATATGTCTTCTTCTGTTTTCTTTCTCTTTATTATTATAATATTGTTGTATCGTATCTCCTAAATACTCTGTCAACAACATCACTCCTAACACCAATCCAAATATCATTAATATTCTCATACTTCCTCCTAAGTTTTATTCTATTATAGGAGGTGTTTATACTGCATTATTTAAGATCGGTATTTAACTTAATAATTCTATCGATTTCCGTTGTAACATTTCCGCCATTTCTACCATAGTGGCTATTGATTAATATCTGAAGAAATCTCCTCGTTGTAGTGTTAATAACAACACAAGTGTTATAATTAGGACATTCATCAGTGCACATTTGACTGCAACATGCTATAAGTCCGTCCTTAATCATTATGCGTACAGGTTTATCCTTCTTATCCATTGGTTCTTTATTTCGAAAATAAGGTTTATCTTCAGTTAAATAACATTTAGAACTATTTGGGCAAAACATTGTCTTATAATATATGCAATCTTGACAGTTCTTTATCACTATCAATTTCCTCCTTTTAGATATAAAGAAAAGAGCCTAAGCCCTTTTCATCTCTATTAACATTTCTGTCAATGTTTGATCCATTAATTTTACATTATAATTGAATTCATTAATTTTCAAATCTATATCGTCCAATCTGTCTTTTATTGCTTCAACATCATTATTATTTCCAACTAAAATATTTTTTACGCTTCTTAATATTTTCATACCATTTAAAATATCATCATCCTCGCTATTCAATAAATCAGCTTCGCTAATAATTAAATTCCCTAAAATATTCACATCTCTTTCAAATTCACATTTATCCATTGGTTCTCCTTTTAAATATAAATGAAAGGGCGAGTATCTCCAGATCTAGCCTTTCGACCGCTGGTAGCTATCTTACCTAGCAGTTTACCTCTCCTTTCATTAAAGGATATGTTTTAATTGCATTCTCAAAAGTGAAAGAGCATGGCTAGTGGCTTCGAACCACGTCTCCGGTCGCCCGGCGAGTTACCATTACTCCATGCATTTATCATGCTCCTTCATTATAGGGTGTGTTTTACTTGCAACAGATTAAAGCGAAACCCTTTGCGAATTGACCTCTTTTATTTCTTGCTCGTACGATAATCTTATAAGGCCATGATTTCAATCTGCCGGATTTAGCCTCAGCCTCCACCCTGGTGTCAAAAGTATGTATTTCAACTCTCTTGGTTCCTTCCGGTGCCGCTAATATCACCTTAGCATACCTTTTAACTTCTGGTAATAATTCTTTCTTTTTCATTTTCTTCTCCCTTATTTGAAATGTGTTTAAAATATAAAATAAGAGCCTAAGCCCCTATTCATCCTTTGTTAAACTTACCTCATTCTTTATGTCAATAGTTATCTTATTACTGTCTGTCGTTTTTTCATCATACTCAATACTCACCACAAAATAATTACTATCCACTACTATTTTCATAAATACCTCCAAATAAGTTATTCTATTCATTATAGGGTATGTTTTTATGTCATAAAGATCAAAATATAACATAAAAACCTTGAAAAATAGCTGAAATCGACGTAGAGTCCATAGAATCCATTTTAACGCATTTTAACACCTTTCCCGATACTTAATATTAAGACTTAAATATCTTTCTTTAAAACGCATTCTATGACATCGATTTTCTAGGATTTCTTAAAAATTAAGGAAAAGAGGCCTTAAACAGCCTCATCTCCTTTTTCAACAGTTATTTCTTTGAGTTTCTTTCTTTCCTCTGCAAATTCAACGATTTGGTCATCAATATAATCGCCAATCTTTCCACTAAAATAATACCCTATAGCAAAACCACCTATCTTTGTCGATACTTTCTTTAAAGTACTCGGCACCTGATTAGGTTTAATAGCCTTTAGCGCATCACTTACAATTTCCCCGACACCAAGCGATACTACAAATCCCAATGCATTCCTCACTAATTCAAAGTTGTTCATAAAACCCTCCTTTCAAATTAACCTCATTATAGGCTATGTTATCTCTGAGTATGGTCTGTGACCATCATATTAACCCTTGGGTTATTAGCCCACAGTCTTTCCGCCTCTTCTAATGCCTTATTGATGATTGAATCTAAATTATCCTCGGTGATGTACTTCTTATATTCATCGGGGATTCTTTTATACAATTCATCGATAACATAACTTCTCTTCAGGGTACCAGTCCCTCCACCAAATTGTATTTCCGCATCTGTGACTAGAACGAGTGCTATTGGTACAAGATTGGTTAGTAATCTAGTTATGTAGGCCATCTTTTCACCCATAGACATCTTTTCAAATATCGGACCGTATTTGGCCCTCCATTTCGTAAGGCCCGTCATAACACTCGCAAATAATAAAATTACCACTAAAATATCCTGCCAGTGGCGGGCAATAAATAATAATACTTGCATCTTCTTTCTCCTTTATCTACTAATATTAATCACACCATTACCTGTAAAATATAAATGGTTATCAGGTATGGTTTGACTTTCAGGTTCATACGTGTCATAAGAACGACACCACTCTTTTACGATTTTAAGTGAAATATCACTAACTTCTGGTAAACCACCCGTCCACCTTCTCATGGGCGAAAACTGTCCAGGCGCCCAAATAACTTCCTCAACTGTATCTTGAAATACATCAGAATTAACTCTATTCATTACAACATTTAACACCAAAGATATTTGTTCGTAGTTATCTTGATTGTGAAAGTCAACATCGTATTCTCCATCGCCATCGACGTACTTAGAACCTGATAACAATGCCGCCATTAAATACACTTCATCATCTGTAAATCCATATCTAGGTTTTATCTCAGGTATAGCTATCTCTTCAAGTGTATATTCTTTTTCAGGCTCCTTTGTCACATATTCGATTCTTATAATAATTGGATCGGGGTATATGACCGTAATGGTCTGTGGTTCAGGATTTAGACCCTTAACTAACATTACAGTGTTAAATGTAAGTAATATCCAAAATATAATTCTTAATAGTGTCTCTATCCATATGTACGATGATTTATCCTGTTGTGCATTCATAATATCATTCCTTTTCTACTTTTATTTGTAGAGCTTCTACAGTGATTGTTATTTTAATTGGATCTGGAATTGAGCCTGGTTTCGATATATCCTCCACTCTACCATCGCCATAAAAAATTGTTTGGAATTCAGATGATTCCCTTGGAATCTCTATAGTTGTTTTAAGGTTTTTGACATCCCCATTTAAACCTCTTTGAATCAATATATTAATGATTCTATCTGTTATTTTCGTTTTCACAATTTTCCTCCTAGGATATAAAAGGAGAAGAGTTGTTAAACTCTTCCTTTCGGTATCAAGCTAAATGCTTTAGACCTTACAATATCCAATTTCTCATAATTTAGTACCAATACTATACTACCTAGACTAATCAAACCACTGAATAGCGCATCCGGACTTATTCTCCATGTTGGTTTCAACATTTCATTGTAAGTCTGATACTGCTTATTTAGTGTATCCCATTCTTCTTTGGTAATATCATTCCTGCACATCTTTGAGAACGTTGCATCTCGTTCCTCTTTGATTTGTGCTTTTCTACCTTTTCGCTTTGTTCTCATAACTTTTCCTCCTTTTTATTCTATTATAGGCTAAGTTATTCTAGCAACTCATCATCTGTAAAAGCCACCAGGGCCATATTTTGGATGTACGTCCATATCAACAATCAAATATACTTTTCCGTTTTTATCAAGTTGTGTACTATAAAAGGGTTCGATCTGACCTTTATCTAGATTAAATCCTACACTCTCGCCTAGTGGTATCGGGTCAAGACCTATTGCATAATAATACTCGTTAAGGTCTAGCCACAGTTCACTCATTAACTCGTAATTTAGATCATTGATCTTTTGACGAATTGTCTCGTGGCTAGATGTGAACGGGCGTCCTGACAACTTGTCAAGGCATAGAATATCACCACCACCTGTTATAACAATTTTACTCTCATCGATCGGGGTTTTCTCGATATACTCCTTAGCCACCCCATCTTTTATTGCCGTATCTTTAGCTTTACCAAGTTGTTTAACTACTTGCGTTTTATAGTCTCTGAAAGCTGTTTCACTTATTGTATAAAGTGCTGCAAGTGCCGTGTTACGCTTGGTACTAATAGTATTCGCACCTATAATACATCCTATAGATGTTAAACCAACAATGCCGGCTGGAATATAACATTTCCAGGTTAGTTTAAACTTATCCATGGCGGTGACATCAACAAAGTTTTTCTCCTTACGATAATGTCGTTCGTCTTCAATCAGTCCAATCGCTACGGGTGTTGCTCTCCCAGTCAGAATGGCGGTAGATACAAGGCCTGCACACCCAAGCCCTGTTAAAATATGTGGACTGTTTTTAGAAATTACACCCCCGAGATTTTTTGCGACTGCTTCTATTTTATTCATATTAAATTTCTCCTCTTCTAGCCATCAGCATAATTCTATAAACCTCTTCGGTCGTTTCGGCTCTCTTTATTTGGAATATAACTTCATCAGAGTAACAAAGTTGTGAGGCTATTTTAATACTATCTTTTTTACATAATTTGAGTTCATTCATCTCAGCTCTTTTATCCCCCATTATGAATTTCTCCTTTATCTCACAAAGAATATCTTTCTTCCATCTAATATGGTCACAAGCGCATCCTTAAACTCAACACCTTTTTCAGTTAATATTGTCTTAATTTCAGATATAGGCATATCTAGTGGAAAATCATCCAAATTAATACTTTCGAATATAGATACTTTCCCACTCTGAATTTTACCATTGAGTAATTTTAAGGCTTTAAATTTCCCGTAGTATTTATACCCAACAACCGTAGCACAAATACCTCCGACAATAAGTATAGGAACCTTATACTCTTCCCAAACCTTTTTAACTTTTAACATAATTTCCTCCTTATAGTTTTTATTTTTAAAAATATAAATAATTAGATTTATATCTCTAATTACCTCTCATTATAGGGCATGTTTTTGATGCGATTAAAGAAAGGATATTTAATCCTTTCAATCTCTATAAAGATATTCATCATCTTCTGCTATGTATTTTAATCTTCTTGTCATTCGTCTCCTTGCCGAATCGTCCTCTACTACTTTCTTTAGTGTCCATATACTGAACCTAAATCCTGCTATAAAAGATGATACTGCTATTGCCAAACAACCAATAATTAATTGTAATTTCATAATAATACCTCCTTATTTATTCTATTATAGGGCATGTTTTATTAGGAAAAGAAAGAGAGATTAATTTCTCCCTCGCATTTCTCTTACGAATATCCATATCAACCATAAACCTCCTGTTAACACAGTTAGTAATATGTCGAATAGGAAACTTCTCAACCCATACGTTCTCATAATTTCTCCTCTCTTTTTATACTATTTCATTATACGATATGTAAATGTTGCGAAAAGTGAGGCTTTTAAATGCGTTTTAACGAACGATAATTTTGTTTTGATATAAATGTACCATTGGATTGTGGAGAATATAAAAGAAAAGAGCCTAAGCCCCTTCTAAAACCAAGAAGTTCTACTATATTGTATTTCATCATCGTACTTTATTTTTCTCAGCTTTGATTTAAATTGTGCATCCTTCACAGCTTTTCTTGAGAGCATAATCGCTACCCTAAAACCAGCCATGAATGATGCCAATGCTATTGCAAAACATCCAATAAATAATTGCCATTCCATAAATATAATTCCTCCTTATGTATTCTATTATAGGGTATGTTTAGTTGGGATAAAGAAAAGAGCCTAAGCTCTATCTTTTTCTATAATCTTCAGATTCGTATAGATAATAACCTATAAAGTTCCGTAACCAAATAATTGGCCATAATAGTATCTGTAGTAGACATATCACTCCAACACTCTTCTTAGCTCTATATCTAAGATGCGTGATTTCGGAATAAATATCCTCCCACTGAACCAATAATCCAATTATGTAAATTCCTAACCATATATATTTTACCATTTTCAAATCCTCCTTTAATATTCTATTATAGGGTATGTTTAGTTGGGATAAAGAAAAGAGCCTAAGCTCTATCTTTTATCTTCCTCATTATCCATTTGAATCTCGCGTAATACCATAGTTTAACTACTGGATATAATATTAATCCAACTGGTAAAGCTATTGTGAACCATATAAGTGATACCCATTTCGGTACCTTCTTATTAGTTAACAATATCAATTCCTGGTGAACCCTATCAAATTCATCCTTAGTCTTTCTAAATATCTTCATCTCGATCTCCTTTCAAATCTGTTTTCATTACAGGGTATGTAAATATTGCGAAAAAATAAGACCCTTTGAAAACTTTTCAGGGTCTTATTAAAGGAGGAGTTATATCCCTAATGGGTTAATTAAAATATAAAAGATAAATGGGCTGCTCAGTTCACCCTTGTCCCTCTATATACTTCACTCTTCGGTTATGGCATTTTCCGTTCGATTTAACGACCACGTGAAGTCCCTCAATAAAGTTCTTTTTACCTTTCATTATATACCAAGTTTTTATTGCAACTTACCATTCAAACTCGGCACGAGTCTTATGTTGTGCTGTTGGTGCTTGCCAGCTAACCTTAGCACCTGTCCGCTCGGCGAACTCCCTCATTGGGAACATCGTCCTATCATTGATGAGCTGTACTGGAACATCTAGTTTAACAGGCTCTCCGTTAAATATAACGATGTCGCTACCATTCTCGGTCTGGATTTTAAGGTTGAGAGGTTGTAAGGTGCAGAAACCAGCACCGTAATACTTATCGACACCTTTTATACCTAAGTCTTTTGTATTCATTTTGAGGGCTTCGTATAACTTCCTTTCAGATATCTCAGTCCCGAATCTCATCTGATGGTCGCATACCAATAAAGCCGCAATACCTGATATAATTGGAGTAGCCATAGAAGTCCCAGACAATTCGATATAGTTATAACCTTGGCCTTTATAATCGAAGTATGCCGATACAACATTGGTACCAATTTGACTCAAGTCTACATGGTTACCGTAAGTACTGTATTCAGCCATTTGTTTATTCCAATCAACAGCTCCAACAGCTACAACATTTTCAAAGCTTGCAGGATATCTCTCTTCATCTTTCCTGGTATTGCCCATGGAACAGACTACCAATATACCTTCTTCGACGCATTTGTTTATCGCGGTTTCGAGGTTTCTTCGCTCGGTTGTGGTTGTATTTTTATTATCACCACTTAACGACATTGAGATAATTTTTACTTTCTTTACACCTTGTCGCCATTCCCGTGCATAATTTATACCAGCAATAACATCGGACCATTCACCGCCACCCATCGCATCCAGTACTTTCACTGGGAGTATCTCAGCCTGTGGGGCTATGCCACAGTTCATACCTGCGATAGTACCTGCCACATGAGTTCCGTGCTTGTTGTCATCGTACCAAAGTTTATTACCATAATTTTTAATACAGTTTTTACCGTCAAGTACTCGACCTTCTAGTTCTGGATGATCTGGAGAAACACCACTATCAATTACTGCTACAACAACACCCTGACCGTAGACACCTTTTGAATGGAATGCCTTACGTCCACTTAGGTTTAAGAAACCAAACGTATCTTCATGTATGTCTTTAATCATTGCGTCAACTCTTACTTCATCTAACTTACAAATCATTTTGACCTCCTATTTTTTAACCTTTGGAGTTGCTAATATAGCGTCTCTTTCTGTCTCATTGACATAATGCTTTTCACTATAAGCTTTTTCAATGTCAACTTCTTTGTAAACGTCCATAATCCACATATTTAATATAAATGGGTATAATGGTGACATGATAACGCCTCCTTTCCATTTTGAATTATTTTACATTCCTAACATGAAACTCATAGCGGCCTCAAGAGCTGCTATACGTTCTTCCAGGGTCGGACCTTTTGGGATAGTTGCTAATGGTTCAGACTCTATAATATCTATAATTCGCCCATTATCGATAGCTAAACTAAACCATTCAAGATGTTCGGCCTTCTCGCAGACTACTTTATCAGTTGTATAGATTAAATCGTTGCCCCAAACAGATGTCAGTGTATCTAACACGACACTTATGTCATCTACCTGCATGTTTGAAAATTGAACCAATTCGCCATCCTTTGTCGATACAATATACAAAATACCACCTCCGTTTTGTTAATATAGAAATATTGTATATATCTGGTTGTCGCTTAATTCATTATAAGCAACAAACGTTACAGTCGACCCCGATATCCTAGCTTTTATTCCTAAACTGTTTCCATACCAACTTGCAATGTTAGTGTTCGTTGCCTGAAATTGGTAGCCTATGCTCCCATATACGTGATCCCTTGTCGATACGTTTACAATTGAATAATAATAGGCGGATTCATATTTAAATATCTCGCCCATAGCTGTAAAACCTGAACATTTAATAGCGAAGGCGGTCTTATCGCTAATAGCAACTGAAAATAGGTCTGTGTCAACTCTATTAGGACTTCCAACAACTGTTCCCGTAAATCTTACAGCGGTCTTAGGAGTTTTTATTAGATCACTTAAGATCTTACCCTGATAAGCACTTAAAGCCAATCCGTTAGCATGACTTTCCTGTGTCAAATTATTTATTGTTTTAACATGTCCATAATTGGCAGTTGTACCAACTCCATATGTGGTTCCCGACGAGGCATGTGATACGGGTGTCAACTTAGTAGTACCATTAATCATATTTGCGATAGCAGTATTAATATTCTTCAGTTTGGTCAATAATTTCCCAAATATAACAGATAACTTTTCACCGGTAGCTATTTCAGCATCCGTGCCAGCTGTGAATGTAACAACAACATCTTTACCATCCCCACCGTCTGCCGTAAGTTTCGTATTAATCTGATTCTGCAGGTTGGTAACAACATTGCCCTCTAATTGGGCCTGCAGGTCATCGAACCACGTATTAAATTCCGACTCCCACTGTGCTACGATATCATTAGTTGTCACCTGTTGCATCGCACCAGTGATGAATGGACATTCGGTTGTGCCCACCGCATTTGAAATGTTAGCTTGCGAAATACTTCCAACACCCTTACCAACGTAAATATAAGCCAATGGATACTGATAAATCCCACCAGATTTAACCATCACCGGTTTTATCGGGTTTGTTGCAGGTGTACCTTTTACTATTTTGAATCTATTCTCCCTCTCATCAGGAGCTACCTCTAGTACTATTGCATCATATCTATTAAGTATCGCTTCAGCTGGGTCCAATGTCAAGGGTAATAGAGCATCGTTATTTGTCCACGTATTGTTAAACCACGCACGACCAGAACTAATATTTACAGTTAAGTTCGACGCAGCACTAACCATCAAAGAACCTCCGACAGTTGAGAAAACTCCATCTCTTATAATACCCTCAAACAACCTTGAAAACTGTAAAGCATTATACTTTCTATCGCCATTTGACGAGTTATAAAATCCATATGTTACAGCCATCAAATCACCTCCACTAAAATTCTAGCTTTTAAAATTTCAGGACCTATATGGTATTTAAAGGTTACCTGATAAACACCTTTATTCGTCCCACTAAATAATATAAATATACGATGACCATCTATATTAGGAAGGCCCTCTGTTATTATGTTTTTATCTTTATCTGTTATCACATAATCCGCGGCATCGATTACAAAGTTATTATCGACAGCATTTTCGACCTCGATACCTATCTTTCGCACTTCACCTTCATATATTCGCATCCAACATCAACTCCTTAAAATTATATAAAGTACACGGCGAATATGAGAAACTACTATTTAACTCATTGATCAAGTAGTTATCAAATATCTCTGAGGAAATATCTTCTTTATCTTCAACGTTGAAGTTATATCTCTCATCCAATATCTTAAACGATAATGCGTCGAAGTCTATCAGGACATGTAATTCCATATAATTGGTTTGATTCCCTGCCTCATCGACTGCTCTTAGGTCTATGTAATATTGACCATTTAGGCTTGCTGGGACGACACCCCTAAAAAGCTTAGGAGGGGTGAAGGTAAAAGTCACCTCAACCCCATTAACATACCCTACTAACCTAATCATTCGTCAGTTACCATTACACTTATAACGAATGTCGCACCACCATCAACAGGATTTGGCACCATTGTTACATCCGTTATCACCGGAGGAGTTGTGTCTAAGATTACAGTTCTTGTTACGGTAGATGTTAAACCAGCAGAATCCGTCGCCTTAACTTCTATTGTATTTTCACCGTTTGCAAGGGTTATAGCTTTACTAAATGCCCCTGCACTAACTGTTACAGCACCTTGATCGGCACCATTTAACTTAATTGTGATAGTCACAGGTGACGATGTGGTATCATTGGTTGTACCGGATACGGTTAATGTAGAGTTATTTGTAATGTGTCCGTTTGTTGGATTTGTAATATTCAAGGCCGGTGGAACAGTATCTACGTTGAAGCTACTTGATAACAACGTTGATGTGTTACCATCATTATCACCGATTTGAATAGTTATAGTATGGGCACCCTCAGCCAGCGCCGTTGGTGGTGTGTATACGCAATCATATCCACCTGATACACTAGTGCACACCATCCCGTTAGATGTGTTAGTGATTGACGTACCACCATCTAATTTTAAGGCTAATGTTTCTATTTTGATTCCAGAACCGCTATCCCTCAATTGGAATGTGATAGCTGGCTTCGAGGTTGTCATTCTCGCACCACTACTTGGCGAAGACAATGTTACGGTTGGTTTAACCTTTTCCAGAACTCTTAATTGAAGCTTTGATCCGAGAGTGGGATCGCTCCTGTCTTTTGTTGTGGAATTACCAGCTGTATCTGTAGCAACTATTGTCACCCCGTATTTATTGTTTGGTTCATGCCAACTGGTAACGCTAGGTGCCGTTATGGTTGCCTCATATTTACTTGTGGTTTCATTCCAAACTAAATTGTATTCCTGACCGTTAATATGGGCCTTTACATTTTGTATCATCTTATTACCTCCTATACCTCACTAATTTCTATTAAATTTTCGATTAACGATTCATTTGAAAACGGGAACTCGAAGTATGGATAGTCATTGATTTCGGTTACCGCAACAGAAATCGTGAAAGTCTCTGATGTATCAACAACATCTTTACTAAGGTTAACTGAATCGATGAATAACATACCCCAAACCTCCTCTAAACTGTTTTCATATTTACAAATGTTGGATAGATATTCACCCCTTCAGAATTATGTGAATGAATCAACTCTGTCACCCTTGATTTGGACATGACGCCGTATTCATTTTCTAACTGTATAATATCCCCCATGAAATAATCAACGCCGTACTTAAACATTATAAGGTTTTCAGTCTGACCGTCAAAAACCTGACTGATCTGATGTTCACTTAACTTTTCAATACCCCGTTCTTCCAACTGAGCAAGATATTCAGCTTCGGTCAATTCCCCTTCACTCGTTCCGGTTCTTAGATCCCGGGCATCTGTGTAGAGTTCTCTTCTATCTAGTGCGGACCCTCCACCTACTGTAGTTGTACGGCGTTCAAGTCCTTCTCCCTCACCTGCTACTAGCGTAACAGTTTTCAGGTTCTTCTTAGATTCAACATAGTTAGTATTGAGTAAGTTGTCAAACCCAGGTGAGAATACGACATACGGATTATGTATCTGGTCATAAGATCGATCCTGCCCAGCGTACAACTTGAACACAAACTTATTGTCATCAGACAAAGTAACCTTAAAACCTATTTCATTTGTTTCACATAAAGAAACGATCGCATCATATAAATTATCACCTGTAAATTGAGTGTTTATTGTAAGGGATGTAATGTTTGGATCAGATGATGTCTCAAATATAAAGTTGTCTATTTTACGATTTGGGTCTGTCGGAGCAATGATGTTCTCATTTAATAGTTTTTGAATTCCATTTTGAAGGTTTCCAGTAAGTACCGTTTGTTGCCAAATAATTCTCCTATCAAGAATAGATTCAAGCGAACGACCGGTTACAGTTATGAAATTTCCCTCTTCGGCGTTGGTGTCAATCATTCTATCCTCGATAATCATTATGTGTTCTGAATCCCTATGCCAAATATAATAGTCTTCTTTTAAGAGTTCTAAGGTTTTACGGTTTGCAGGTATATAAAATTCAAAGTCTCCGAATCTGGAATATCTATCAGTCCATATCATAGACTCATAGGTGTCTAATATATCGACATCTAATAAATCTTTGTTTAAAATTCTAAACTCCATAATTACACCCCTTCATACAACGTTTGATTCTGTATACTGAACTCGAGATTAGAGTAGCCCTCTTCTGCCATGTAGGCAAATATGTTGTCTCCCTTTGAAAGTTGGAACCAATCAACGTCCCGGTCAATACAATTGATAATGTTATAATATGTTCCGGAGCGTAATAGCGATGCGTACTTCCTACCTAGCACAGTTGATATCATGATTGTATCACCGTTACCCATACCATTTCCTGTAAGTTCTTGTAAACGAACAGTGTCTATACGCATTGATTCATATGTTTGAGTGTTAACTATTGACACATTTTTTACAGGTCCTAAGGCGTGTATTGTTATTAATATACCAACTTCCACATCACCCTCGTATACAATTGTTTGTTCTGACTCCTGGGTGATTAAGCCAAATTCGATTAAGTCCGATGATAATGACTCATTGGAAAATTCAAACTCAAGATTGGGCTCGATGGCATAGAATATAGATACCGTCGTTCCAGACCCACCACTAGAGTAAAAGAATGGGTCTGGACATATGATGGAAATTGATGTCCCAGCCCTATCTGAGAATATATCAGGCTCGTTGGATTCTATATACCCGTATGTCTCACAAATTCTCTCATCTGTCTCGATCAGAAACTTGATTTGTTTCTTTATTGGAAAATACTTATATGATTTTTGACGCATTTCCTCGATTGACAAACCAGCTTCATTGTCATGAAATATAATGTCCATTGTAATGTTTCTAGGAGTTACTTTCGCTGAATTGTATCTTGCCCCATCATTCGTGGCAAGGTCAATCATACCTATTTCCGCCTTAGGTGGTCCTAGGCCATCAATTCTACTAATTAAAAATCCCGAAAGGTCGGGACGAGTCAGGATAATCTCATATGACTCATTTACATGATTTGTTATGGTTATTGATTTAATCACTGCTCGTCACCAGTCCTTTCAAAGTAGATATTTGATTTCTTGTTTGTCTGTATATTTCAATTCTTGACAGTGCCTTAGGCGAATAATTATTTTGTGTGTAAGATACAGTTGTCCCTACCGCTGGAGTATTTTCTTTAGATGTAGTAACCGGAACTAAAGGTCGATTAAACAATTTGGCCTTCTCTCTAGCACCACTTGATAGATTAACCTTCTGCCCACCGAATAACCTTCCAATTTCCTTACTGCCCTTTTTAATATTTGTTAAGTCTAACACAGGCGTAATTGTTGGGTCTATATCCATGTCATCCAATATCGAGGATATGCTGGTTACAGGTGTTAATGATTCAATAGTTGCCTGCGCCAATTGCGAACCAACATTTTTAACATCGGTCATCATACTACCAAATCCGTTGATGAATCCACCAATGGAGTGTTTACCAAGTCCGAATAATACCCTAGATGGAGACTTAATACCTAGTACATTTTTAATTGAAGTAACAACAGCTTTTACCGTATTAACAGTTGTCTTAACTAAGCTATTAGATCCACTTTTAATGCCGTCCGCCATTCCGTCGGTAACGGCTTTACCATTTTTCCGCATCTCCTGTTCGAGCATGCTTTGAGCAACGCCCAAATCAACATCGCGGAGTTTAGCTATCTCAGCTATTTCTTCTTTATAGTCCTCCGCAAACTTTTCACGTTTCGCCCTATACGCAGCATTGTCGGCATTGACAACTGCTGAACCCATATTCTGGATTCCGTTTGCCATCTGTTTAAGTTGTCCTTGAATATCAACATTCATGGCTCTTAGTTCTTGGTCAACTTGGCCCCTCATAATTTGGATCCACTCAACAGTTACTTCGGACACTTCCTTCATACCAGCATTGAATGTATCTTTTAACTCAGACAATTGATCGGCACTTCTATTTTGAAGTTGTTCAATCTGGTCATCCGTATCTCTACGCATTCCCTCAAGTTCAAGAGTTGCTTGGCTCCTAGCTGATTGATGTTTCTGTTGCCATAACTCCACATACCGGTTGAGTTGTTCGTCGGTTAAGGAGTTTAAAGCCTCAATTTCAGCGGCCGAATTTGGACCCATTGCCTCGAGCTCATCCATCAAACCTTCTTGGATTCCTCTCTGGCCTAACTCAATTATTTGCTTACGCCAATTATCAAAAGCTTTTACTTGATCTTCGAGATTTGTGAGAAGTTGTTCGCCATCAACAGGTTCTTTAACTTCTACTTCATCGAACATTCTATATGAATCATACAACGTTTTGGCTCTTGATTTAACAGCATCGGTATAAGCTTTATTAAGGCTCGCGATGTCCTGAGCTAATTTATTTTTAATCTCTTTAGTTTTATTATAGTAATCTTCCTCGAGAGCCTTTCGCTTTTCAGAAATTTCTTTCTGTACTCGAAATATCTCATATTCAGCATTTTTACGTTGTTCTTCGCTGTACTCGGCGTTGTTAGCCACTCTTGTCCATGCTGCTAGTTCGTTCATTATATTGAGTCGTCCATACTTTCTCTCAGTCTCTATCCAATTCATAGAGTTCTGATGTGCGGCATTTTGTAACTCTTGTTTTAACCTAAATATCTCTCTTTCAGCCTGCATACGATATTCATGGCCTTCTTCATACCTAGCCTGAACACGTTCCCAAGCTGCTAATTCGTCTAATAAACTTAGACGTTTATAATATTTTTCTTCGTCAATCCATCGCTTAGAATTATCGAACTTTAACTTATTAAGTTCTTTATCGGCCTTGAGACGTATCTCAGTACCTTCTTTATACTTCTTAGCAAAGTTTTCCCACTCGGCTATTTCTTCTTCGATGGTTATCTGATTATATTCTTTACGTTTATTTATACCTTCTTTAAAAATTTCGAAAGCATCCTTAGATGCTGCGGCACTAGAACTTCGAACACCTTGGCCAACGGTAGAATCGAATCCTTCAACGAATCCATCTCCAGACTCAACCCCAAGACTTTCTCCGCCTTCTTTGGCTTCCGTCTTCAAACCTAACGTTTCAATTATAGCACCAAATTTTTCAGTTAGGGCACTTTCACCGTTCGTAAGGTTAGTGAGCCACCCGTTAATAGTTTCATCGCCGAGATCCAATCCAAGCTTTTCTGCAAGTTTCAAAGCTGCACCTTTGCCGCCTTCAATTCCATCACCGATTCCGCCTAAATATTTTGTCCCAAGCCTGAAAGCCTTTTGACCTAGTGTTTCGTCGGTAATATCCAGAACATCCTGAGCCATTGCACCACTCGCGGCAACAGCAAGATGCGTATCCTGTTCGATACCAATCGCAAGTCCTCGCGGTAAGAATTGACCATCTCTAGTCATTTCCCTTGCCGGACTATGGATATCGAATGTTCTTCTAGAACCTAATAATACTTCATTGGACATGGCAATTATAGCCTTTACAGCTTCACCTTTATTGGCTACTATACCATCTCTCAGGCCGAATACTATATTCGCTCCAAGTTGTTTGAAGTCGTCAATAACCCCGGTGGACTGTCGAACCGCATTTCTAAATAGATCTGAAAATACAGTCACAAGCCGATCCTTTTTCTGACTAACAGTGCTTATAGTTGAGTTTAGGAAATCTAACATTGTTGCTTGGAACGGTACTTTATTGGCGTTAAAGCTTTCCGTTGCACTAACTAATGCGGCCCCACCAAATCCTGCGAATGTTTCATTGACTCTGTTAAGTGCGTCCATCGCTGGGTCAACGATTGAGAAGTCAACATCTTTTAGAGCCTTTACGAACTTCTTAATGTCTTGTGCGATTGAAACTGCATTACCAAGGCCTTTCACACCATCGCCAAATGAAACTGATTTAATACGACTTATCGACTCGGCAAACTGGGCTAAACCTTCACCAGTCTGTGTTAGAAATTCTACGTTGAATCCACCAAGAAGAGCACCGGCAAATCTACCGAGGCCCGATGCAATTGAGATTAATTTTTCGATACCACTTTCAAGAATATCATTGCCACCAAATAGTTTATCTAACGCCCATGCCAAGGTGGCAAAAGCGGCGACAACTAATCCTACACCCGCAATAGCAGTAAGGACGCCACCAATCGCAGGTACGAAACCTGTACCTAGTGCCTGGAACGTAGGACCTAATAACGCCATACCAGCGACCAGTAAGCCGACAACCCCTAGACCAACTACAAGTTTTCCGACGTCATCCCAGTTCATGTCCTTAATGGTTGGTAATACCCACTTTATAGCGTAAAACATACCAGCTGTTGCAGCGATTGCCGCGGCAGCTCCAACAAATCCTGGAACCAGAGATTGAAGGCTTGTTTTCCAGCTACCTGATTCGGTATTAGCTAACTTTGAGAACGCGATAATCAAGGTTGTAACTGCCGCCATACCAGCTGTAAATATAGCAATGTCTGTCCAAGTCATATCCCTTGTTATACCGGATACCATTTTGATTGTTCCGAGAAGGGCTACGGTTCCAATAAGCACGGCACCTAAAACGAGTAGGCCAGTTAATAAAATATTCTTAATACCCGCTAAACCTTTTAAGTTCTCCGACATTAGGGAGAAACCCTTTGTCATTATACCAATTCCTACGCCCATCGCACCGATCGCAACAGCCGCGATACCCAAGGATATAGATGCTTGTCTTAAAGCCTCCTGATCAACCATAGTGCTTAGTAAAGCAAGTGAGCCGGTTAAGGCTATTATTGCTACACTTATACCTATTAGCGGCATGAACATACTAGCATCACCACTAATGTCTGCCGCCATCGCCGTCATAAATTGGATGGCCCCAATCATAAGAACCATTCGTTCTATGGCGACCATACCTTGGTCGAGAACACCTTTTGGTAAGGTACCAAGTATCGCGATAACACCTGTGAAAGATAGTAGTGTGAGTGTCACAGCTCCGAGAATCCTCTGCACTTTGGCACCACCAGCAATACGAGCTGCGGTTGCTGTGAGTAGTTCTATCGCCACGATAATACCTGTCATTTTTGCAATCTTCGTAATACCATTATCGAATTCACCCTCTGGTCTACTATTAAGTATCGCAATTAAGGCTATCATGGCCCCCATACCAATACTCATGGAGAGGATATTAGATTTGAGTTTGTTACCACCGCTTATCATAGCGGCTACACCGAACATTACTTCGAGGGCTGCTAATATAAGACCAATTCCGAACAAGTTATTAATACCCTGCGACATCTCTGTTAAATCGATATTAGAGAGTATTTTCATAACTCCTAATATTGCTAAAATTCCACCGGATAATCCTAGCATACTTGTTGCGAGTTTATGACCACCAGTGATTCTAGCCGCCACCGAGAATAATATTTGTATACCACTCATTACTAGGAGTATTTCAGCAAGTTTATTTAATCCATCCCTAATATTATCGAGTTCTGATGAATGTAGAAGTTTTAGAACGCCTATCAACCCTAGTAGTCCCGCAGACATTCCAATCAGACTCGCTGGTAACTTACCTTGTCCCGGTATAGTACTAATTACTGCATATAGGGCTTGGTATGATACTAGAAATACCAGTAGTTTATCTAAAACTTTAACGGCCTCATTAATACCATCAGATTCAATAGATGAGATAAGTTTCAAGGCCCCGGCCATTATAAGTAAACCACTAGCCACCCCCATAAGGTTCAGACTGGATTTAACCATCTCAGTACCTTTTAGGAGTTTTGTAGTTCCGACATTTATCATTTGGAATGCACCATAGGCTCCGATAAATATACCAATCGCCCAGGCCAATCCTTTTAAACCAGTTTTCAATTGTTCCCATGGAACTTGTGATAACACATATAAACTGCCCGCCAACAAACTAAATGAGACGGCCATGTCTTTAATCTTCAATTGACTACCGAATAGTTTCTTTGAGAATTTAGTTACAAAACCGCTCGCTGCATTTGTAATCTTAGTCATTGCCCCAAGCATTTGTGTTAATTGGTTAACAAATAGTAGCAGAATTCCACCCGTTGCAACTGCAGTTATTTTACCAAAATCTAATGTTTTTAACATCTCACCAAAATCACCGATGCCTCCAGTTGCCTTATTAATTATAAAATCAATAAAGTCCTTGAGGATACCAAGGAACCCTGATATAATACCCCTATTTTTCTCACCAAATTTTGATTCTATGAAAGTGGATAACTTTTTCAAAGCATTAATGAAACCATCAAATGCGACATTCGATACCATTTTGATTGTTTGGACGATACCACCAAACATCTTACTAATCGCCTTACCAATGTATTCTATTGGCTTTTCCGCAGATAGTAATCCGTCGACAAAGTCGAGTAAGAATGAAATGACGCCACTTAATACATCCCGAACGAAGGCCATTGAAGTCCTGAGGGTTTTCATCCCAGCCTCGAAGATACCAGATTGTTTTATTAATTGGGTTATGACAAATAAGAAGTCCCCGACGTTCGCGGTAAGTTCTAAGAAAGTACCATTAAAAGGAACTATAATTCTAACAACTTCGAAGAACGCTTCCCCTAAAAACTTAACGACCGTCCAACCTAAGTCTAGAACTGAGAATAAACCCCGAAAGGTTCTCTGAATTCGATCAGCTGTTTGGTCGGAAATTATTAAGTTACTCGTAAAGTTCTTAAGCGAACCGATCATATCGGCCCATTGTTTGGCTGTCTTTGGTGGGAATATTGAATCAAAGGCCCTAGATATTGATTGTAGTGGTTTTAGTATTGCTATGGCGGTATTCTTTAATGTTTGGAAGATGTCGGAGATACCACCAAGCTCTTTAATATCTTGCAATAGCTCATTTCGACTTTCTGCACCCGATGCAAACGTTTGCCATAGGATTTCAGTTAGTGCGGAGAAGTTAGCTTTAGCTTCGTTCAAGGTTCCGAATATGATTTCATAGGTTTGTAGCCACCCGGAAGAAACTGCGTCCTTGGTTGCCTCTATGGAGTCGTGGAATGACTTAGACTCTTGGGCTGCCTTAAAAGCCGCATTACCTATTGTATCGAGTATATCGGCATATTTATCAGCATGCTCATCCATGTAATCCATAGCTTGCATAGCTGTGTCAAAACCCATTTCCTCTTGAACTTCTTGTACCTTCTCGGAATACTCACCATACTGTTCAAGTGTTTTTAATAACACATCATTGGTGAACCATTTCTCTCGAAGATTTGTATCGAAGTTCTGAATTGTAACTTGACCTTTTTTGATTGCCCCAGTGGCCTCTGCAACACCTATCGCAATTTGCTTAAACATTACGGTGTTCATGTTCTGATTCATAATCGATCGCCAGTTCATAGTATCGACATAACCCATACTAATCGCTTGTGAAAGGTTAAACATTGCGATAGACGCGGCTTGAGTGTTCTTACCAGAATGGGCCGCCCATGTGGCAATACCCTTCATCGCTCTCTCGGAAGTATGTAGATCTACTCCGGCAGATATAAACTTTGCCATATTACCAGCCATGTCTGAGAAACTATAGCTGGTTTCATCCGAGAACCACATTAGTTTTTGCATTGACTTCTCAACTTCTTCAAAGTCATATCCTGCAGATACCATTGTTTGAACCGCTTCGATCTTTTGTTGATATTTACTTAGTCCCGCGGTTAATTGATCAACACTAAGGCTTTTGACTAAATTAGTGCCGGCATTAACAGCCATTTCACCAATACGCCTTAATGCCCCGATACCGATTTGTTCCATCATTGAGAAGGACCGTGAAATCGATCCTATGGAATCCTCTAAACCGTTAAAACTTTTACCGGTTCCAGTATTTTTTAATGCGTTTGAGAATTCCTTTAATGAATTCTTTGATTCTAAAATACCTTTCTCAAACTTGTGATTCTCGAAAGACATTTCAACAATTCTTTGATCGATTTTATTGCTCATAACTTCTGCACCTCCTTCCAACATTCTTGGGCGATCGCCTCAAAAATTGGACGTAACGCGGGATTGATATAATCAATGCCCTCAACGTAGACCCCAGATTTTGTACCATGCCCATATTGTATAAGGAGTGCAACGGAATAACCATTTTGTATATTTGAGTTATTAAAGCCAATTCCCCAGTTCTCTATAGTGTATGACCAGCTGTTGGCAGTTAGACCACTATCTTTCGGAGTTGCCGCCCTAAGTGCTTCGACACCTTGTGCTCCATATCTCTCGAACGCGGTTCTAAGCCTACGACTGAGATTTTTGCTGTTATCGAAGAATTGTTCGGCATTTCTAAAAGAACCCTTTTGAGTCATTTTAATCATGCTTCTATTCTCCTCTATTTATTATAAACAGTTAATCTTCTTTTGGTACTCTTGATGTAGTTTGTCATATTCTTCATTGGAAACAATCTGCCAAGTCTTTTTTCTTTCCCACCAAATTTCCTCTTCACCATTTCCGTGAAGCGTCTTATATGCATCATGTATTTTTGTTTGTACTGAGCATTCGTCATCTGTCCAAGCGGAAAGATCTCTATTATCTTTAAAGGATTGGTATAAAGTATTTCGCAACATCGCTAAAAGTGCATTATTTTGATCTGTTTGGAGACTTCCTAAATTTTTCAGCTCTTCCTGAATGTTTTTAACGTGACCTGGTAATTGTTTCAACGAATTGAATTCCTGGTCAACCTTAGAAAACCTTTTAAGTATTCCAAGTTTCTCTAACACTGTTACGATTGTGATTATCCCAGCACAAATACTAATTATTGTTTGCCATAATTCCATCTAGTCACCTCATCTTCTTCACGAAATCGAGGGATATCCATCCCGCGCCACTCTTAAGTCTTCCCCATTTTGAAGCTCCTGGACCGTCTGATTCCTCGACTATTGTGAAGACTTCGTTGCGATGAACTACGCCATTAATGGGGTGATTCATTCCTGGCCCACGTCTATAATTTAAAGCATATGTATCGATTACGACAAGATATGGAAATTTCGGAAGAATGATCTCGGGTTTATACAAAATTTTATTAACCTCGTCCGCGACCATTCCAAGATTTTCATAAATATATTCTCCTGGACATTCTCGTGGTGAGAACCATCTATGAACCGTTATATTTTGTTTGTCGATTTGACCGATTAATGACTTATCGGCTTTCCATAGGAGTTTTGGTATGTTGTTCCTTGAACAGATGTCCACACATAAATTAATTAGACCGTTTAAGGCTTTATCTGTGATTTTGTATGGATAGAAATTATCGGAAGCTATTTCGATTGTAATAGCTCTCTGGTCGTTTGACTCGGACGAGCTACACCACGAACGATTCTTTTCTTCAACATACATCCCAACATTACCATGATCATCTATACCGTAATTGGAACTTGCTCGGCGTTCTATCGGGGCGAATATATTACCTAGTGTTTGGAGGGATGCGTGACCAACCACGCAATGCGGAGTAATCGTGTCAATTTTGCGAGTTCGTAAACCCGAATTATTTGGAGATAATCTAGTGTAGGAGACTAGAGGTGAGTTGCTCATTTCAGGTATATCGTCCATAAGGTGATCTACCTGATATTCGTCTTTTCCTTTGTTGTCGGTTAGCCATATTAATGATGGTAAACATTGTTCGCAGGTGTCTTGTTCTTCGACGCCTGGTATGAAATCTTTTGTGCATAGAGAACATTTCATACTTGTTACCCCCTTGAGTTGTATTTCGCCCGACGGGCTGCATTTTGTTCAGCATAGTAAGCCGAGGTCTCTCTCTTTGTCATCTTTTGTTTCGGACCACTCTCCAAATCACATACACGTAACAATGTGAACAGTCGGGTTAAATGCCACTTTTGACATTCTATCGGGATATTGTTCGCGAACATTCGGGAATAGATGACCTCTGCCGTTATTACTTTTTTTTCAGTTTTTAAATTCTTCTTGGAAAATGTCGTGGCTGTCATTGGATTGTCGATATATGATTTAATTTCCAGTATGTTTTCGACCGATAGTGCTTTTAGGATATCTTCATTTGGTACGTTGCCTATTATCATGCAGCGAATATAATCTAATTCCTGCTCTGCTGTTTTTTCGACATCGCTAAGATATGGTGTATGCCATTTCGACTCCCATTTCGCTAATGATATTAAAGAATGCTCGAGTGTTAGCGTACAAGGTGGAGTAGTAATAAATCTGTTTTGTTGTTGATTGTAAAATTCCTTTGCTTCGATAATGATCTCAAGCATTCTTAGACCCCCTATTGTTCAGGTATTTGATTCATCGTTAATATATTATTTATAGTTTCGACATTATTTTGTCTGACCTGTTCGTTGAGCTTCTTCGCTGCCTCGGCCCTTATCTCCTTAGGGATTAAACCAAGGAAAAACTCCTTAGATGCATTCTCATCGTAGGCCAATTCATAAAATAATGCGCTAAATGCGTCTGTTTTACTAAATCTTATAGCTCTATCATCATCCTTTTCAAATGTCCCGGTCTCCGGATCCCTCTCGCCGTATGCCCTTAGGATTATTTTCTTAAGTAGATCGATTGTCTTCTTAGCGTTATTCGTTTCAACCGCATGTTCGAGGTTTTCGATTAAACCGCCTTTTGTGTATGTTTCTAATTCCAACCATTCAAATTTGTTAAGATGGAAATATAATGTATCCGTTCTGACATTGTCATCATAATCATTATATTGGATTACTTTTTTAATCATAATATTCTCCTCTCATAATATAAAAGGGGCGTTTAAGCCCCCTTTAAAATTGTTTAACCTTCTGTTGGGTTAAATATCGCTGCCACATCGGCAGGTAATAATAAGGTTGGTCCTTCTAATTCAGTCCCATATAATTTTTCAAGGAATATATCGAGTTTCGCTTTATTTTCGGCTGTAAATTTAGTACTGTCAATAACTAAATGCGCAGTCGGCTTTCCTCCAGGAACAGCTACCTTTGTAGTTGTGAAGTCGAAGCTAAGCTCTTCAAGTTCTGGAGATTCATTCATCGTAGTATGATCTCTAGCAGTAACACCTGCCAATGCGTTGTATACGAGATGAATCTTAAAACCATGGTCAACGCCATTCGTATCGCTAACAATTTTAGTTCTATAAGAGAAACCAAACATTGTATGGGTCTGTTGTCCTACAGCAACGCCGGGAGATAATTCCATCTCGCCGATTGAGGACTTAAATTCGTCTGGATACATATAGCACCCAATGGTTCCAGCAAATTCTTCCTCGGACATTATTTCGATATACTTCTGATTGTCCGCATAGAATGGGTTTGGTTCCCCTCCAGTCGGAGCCTCATTAACTGAAGTTAATCCGTTCCATGGAACACCAGTCTCGTATGCGGTACCTTTAAATGGAAATAGTACACCTTGGTCAACACCAGTTTCACCAAGTCTTTCTCCTAATTGATCCCAAACTATTTTACTCATATTTTATCTCCCTCTTCTATATGATTTTTTGTTAAGAAAGTGTTATTTCTTTCCAATCGTCTGCCGATGCGGCAGAGTCAGTTGCTATGGCCATATATCCCTTACCAAGAACAGTGTCAACATAGATCTGACCAATAAAATCCGCATGCTCTAATGGTGCAGCGGCGCCAGTAAGAGGTGTCAATGCTTCTAAAACTCTCATACTTCTAGAACCGTAATCTGGATAAGTTATTTTTTGTTTTGACATAGTATTCTCCTTTTAATAATATAGTGAGTAAACGTCATGATTTAGACCATCTACTGCGAAGTTATTTAAGAAACTACAATACTGCATTTTCGATACTTTGTCTGGAATTAATGAATCGGGGTCGGTATCAATGACAGTTATCATGTATCTTTTCATACCGTAATATTTAATATCATCCGCATAAAATGGATCCTCTGCATCTCTTTTATATATGATGCAGGGATAATTTAAACGTATGGAAGTTGGTGGTTGAAAATATACATTATTAGATCCTAAAATTTCTATTAACTTATTATGGAGACTTAGCCGGTCTTTTGCCATTGTAAAGTCCCCCAATCTGTAATATGATTCTAGGTCGATTAATACTGATAGATTGAATCTTCCACGTCGCACCATTCCAGACAATATATTTAATATTTCCAATATTTTGATAGGCATATGGATCTGCGATAATTGAAATTGAATTATCGAGGTTTAAATTGTCGTTAACCTGTTCAGATGATTGCCATCTTCGTTGGTCTAAAACGATATCGCCCCGATAATTCTTTTCAACAATCGTGTCCGTCCAAACACCTGGGGCCGTCTCACTTTGGAGAGCATAACCTATCGCACCATAAAATTTAGCCATAATAGGCTACCTCCTTCCATTTTGAATTATTCGCCAGTTTTTGGAATAACTTCCAATTTCCAGTAAGCTATAGCTGAATGAGGCATTGTTAATGCTCCAGAACATCTAGTCTCGATTAAGTATTTGTATTGGTTGAAGTCAATGTCGAAATCATCAAACATTGTAACACTTCCACCTTTATCCGCACCAAGAGAGTAATCATTCATATTAACTGAAATACCAATAAGTCTCTTTTGTAGACCATCCTCCAATTCTGTTGCTGCTTCCAGAACAACAACTTTGTTTTCCATAACAGGAACTTCAACAATTTCTCTTGCACGAATACCAGCTGCTAAATCGGCCTCAGTATTGTAAAGACGTCTACCTGTTGTATCTTTTAAAAGAAGCATGTCGCCATTAACATCAGGAGTAGTAAAGAAAGTAGGAACACCAGTACCCTTGTATTTCTTACGTCCTAGTATAATTTGGTCGATCATTTGAGCAGTGGTTGCTGCTGCGGGAATTTGAACTTCTACAGTATAAACACTATCGTCAGTTGCGATTGGTCTTATTTTATCTTCTTTAATCTTGTCATCAGAAGAAGATAATCTACCGTCGCCAACTAATTGTGCTCTAGCGATTTCCTCTTCGAGCATCATTCTCATTTCCATTCTTAACCATACAACAACGTCAAAGTCTGTGATATCAACTATGTCATCACGATCCAATTTTTGTTTCTTGTAAACAGTTTGAGGATCAGTTGTTCTTTTTAACAATGTAAATACTTCATCAATTTTTTCGTTGCCTGTTACATAACCTCTAGCACGTGCCTCTTCAGCCGTAATGTCTGCAAGCACAGTTTTGATTCTTGCAAAAGGAACATGTTTAGCAGCACCAAAAACTTTGGAAACCCATTCAGTGTCTCTTTTAATAAATGTTGGGGTGTTAGTTGTTGTTCTTGCGTCTGGGAATAAATAACCGATGTTATCTATACCATATGTGCCAGCGTGTGCAAGTACATCTCCTTGATGTTCGTAATCTTCAAATGCATCTCTAATGCTAGCATAACCATGTGCTAGGAATGCATTTTTTAATGTTGACTGGGACTGTCTAGCATCGTTGAAAATTTCACGAAGTTTCTCTCTTGTTAGGTTCCCATGTGTTAAGTTCTGGTCAGTTGGGTCAAAAATATTTTTCTTCATAGTATCGTCTCCTTCAATATTGGAATGTTTTACATCTTTTTCATTTGACTCTAATGCTTGTGCTATTAATGTGTATACTACTAATTGTTGGTCCTCATCTAACGTTTCAAAAACTTCAGCCACGGTCTTTTGATCTTTGGCCGCATGTTTAAGTTCGTCATCCTTTGGATCAATTTCTTCTTCGTCCGGAATCTCGATTGCATCATGTACGAGTGCTCCGATAGAGATGATAGCTTCCTCATCGTCTTGAACTACGCTACCGTCGGCATGCTCAAATGCGAGATTGTCGATATACGCCCCTGGGTTAGCACCTGAGATAACTAGGGACACTTCTCTGATAACTCCATGAACTACATTAGTCCCTTTTTGTACTAGCGAATTCGCATAGATACTAAGAGAGTCGATGTCTCCATGCTTTACCAAATCTTTTGCAACTTTTCCGGATTCAGTGTTGTTCAAATAGCAGTAGCTATATACGCCGTCAGCTCTGTTTTCTAAGACAGCATGTCCCAACACATTTTTTGGGTCATTGTGAAGATGCTGGTAAACTAATGGTACTTTTGCACCGTCCATATCTTCGAAGGCGTTTTGCATAATGGTTCGACCATCTGCACATTTTAGACCGACCTTAGTGGCATATCCGCTAAAATCATACTTTTTTTTCTTATTCATATTTCCTCCTATTGATTTATAAACATCAGAGTGTTTTGAGTTCGCGTTTCAAACGTTCGATTTGTTCGGAAACCTTCTCCCGCGTTGGTGGATGCTCGATTAAATCTTCTTCCTCCTCTGCTTTCGGTTTAATGTTATTTCCATTTTGATTATTTGGTTCCGGCATATTCTTATTACTTAATTCATTTGCACGTGGTTCATTTGATGGTTTTCTACCAATAATCTGACGTAATTCATTAGATGTTAGTATGGCATTACGGCTAAATACATCCGCAATATTGGCTAATTCAGTAGCTGGAACAAGTCTGAATATGTCACGGAAACCCATGATGGAATGGCCTTGGGTTCTTGCTGTTTTTGTCAAGAACTTGCGAATCATTTCATCGACGATCGCTGTAACAATTGGTTCGACTGTTCGGTCGTAATAATTACGAAGCTCCGACTCAGTAGCCTTTCCCGTAAATATAGCCTCGGACATACCAAGTTGATTGTAGAATGTTGTTGTCAAATATTGAACTTGTGCTAATAAATTATTCTCAACTGGACGATTTAACTGTGTGATGCGTTCGGTAGCATCAGCATAGGCTATACCATATTGACTACCTTCTAGTTGATCGGCAATCGCTTGGACTCTACCTTTGGCTTCCGCTTTTCTTGTTTCTGACTTGACGGTATATGGTAATTGGATGATTAGATCTAATTTACCAGAACTCATCTTATCATCGGTTACATCGAGAAGACTAAGTTTACTTCTTAATCGTTGTAAGGTTGAGTTTGGTTCGTTCATAATTGCATATAATGGATTTTCAATTATACCAACAATCGATTTTGGAACCGTTATTGTTTGTTTTACACCACGATTATCGTCGTAAACTTCAACTCGAACGTGATTTGGAAACCATTCCTTAATTTTACCAGTTCTAAGTGATAAAATCTTATATCCATCGGATATCGTTGGGTTTACCATTGTGTCAACCGGTACAATCGCAACGACACCTTCGTCAAACATACTCATCACAATGTCCTGAATAAATGCTCGACCTGTTTGATCTTTATTTGCCTCCACGGTAAGACAATGGTTTAAAGAGTCTTTAATTGTTTCTAAATAACGATCTTCATTATCCAACCGGACATGTTGTAGATCGAAACTAGCAACATCCATTGCGATTTTTGTGGTAATAGTTGAAATAATAGATCTTTCGCTTCCCCTGGATAAACGAACTTGTCCTGGGTTGACCGATGAGACGTATCCGAGATCTTGGGTGACATACCGTGTGTTTTCTTCAGGATTTCTAAAGACATTCCAGGCATGTTTCAACCTGTTGCTAAATGAATCCATTTCAATCACCCTTCCTCATTAGATTTTCTTTCTTGTAAGCAACCTTACCAGATTTAAAAACGCCTTTTCTTAACTGCTCCATATCGTAACCTGCATCAGCGACTGCTGTGTGAACCCCAATTTCCCCACGTTTAGCGACAAACTTTAACACTCGCCCAGATGGAGCCTGTATTCCAGAAACTCTTTCGTTCATGAGCGATGCTAATTTATTGTTATACTGTAAAATTGTGGCGGACGAAATACGACCAGTTGAAGTATATGACATTTCTAATTGGGTTTTAACAAAGTTGTCCATTTCTTTCGATGTTGTTTTTTGAATTTTTGCCCTAATTTTTTCACCTTTTGTTTCAGCCCACTTGATGTCTTTCTTATCTAGTCGGGCACGCCCCTTTGGCGTCAGGGATCCATCAGGGTTCTGATACCGTCTAACTCCCCATTTCATTCCCTTAATTCCATGATGTTGAAGGACTGTCTGATTCATAGTTGGTCCTCCTTATTTCTTATCTTTGGATTTCATACCAAATGCATCGTCTGCGAATTGTGGAGCCATTTGTCGCACAAAGATCTTTGCGCTACCTAAAAAGACACCTTTACTAAATTCGGATAAGGCTTCCCCGCCGCCTTTAAGTACTGCCTTTTTCACAAAAGATTCACTCTTCTCTATCTTCTCAGCAGTTAGTCTTTTATAGGTTTCCTCTAATTGTAGTCTTTCATTCAACTTTTTTAGTTCTTCATTTGAAAGTCCACCTGGAGCTTTAGATTTGGAATCTCGACTCTTAATATGATCTTCGGATTTACTAGATCCTTCCTCGCGTCTTTTTCCAGCAAGAGTCCTAGTTCCATCTTTGTTTTGAAACCGTCTAACTCCCCATTTTTGACCTAAAATACCGTAATGGTATAGTTGGTTAATCGGTGTGGTTGTATCGATTTTAAACGGTTGTTCGTAGGTATCTTTTTCGCCCGATCGTCGCTTTAAATCCCTTATTGTATCTTCGACTTCGCGCTCACTTCTGAGTCGCTCCAACATACGGCGAAGTTCGGGTAAAGATAATTCCGAAATACTTTTAGTTTTGTCAGGCTCTAGGTTAAATCGGGTATCAGTTGGTTCGTCGTAATAATGTTTAATAATTTTATTGGCCATCCGCTTCTCCTTTCTATTAATATTTATCAACTTGTTCTTTAAACTGTAAAGTTTCAAGATGATGATCTTTAATACGCCATGGATCATCTTTATATATTGGATGATCTGAATAATATAGTGGATTTTTATCTCTTATTTCTTGAATCCATCTAGTAAGTCTTTCGTGTCGACTCAAATCTTCTTTAAAATCTCTCCAATGTCCATGTTCTTTATACTGATTTCCTAGAAGATTTTTGGGGTTTTCATAATCTTAGCATGAATATAATCTAAATCTTTCTCAGTGATGCTTAATATTTCTTTTTCTTTGGTGGTGAGATTCGGAATTTTTGATCGTCTTAGTTTTTCTGTTTCGTGCTGTCGGAGCTCTTGTTTATCTATCTGTGAAATCCGTTTCTTACCTTGCGGTGTAAGACTACCATCTTTATTCTGATATCGTCTAACCCCCCCACTTCATACCTAGAATACCAAAGTGCCGTAATTCTGGATTAGATCGAAGTGTTTCTATATCGGAATGTTTAATAACTTTATTCGCCATTTAGTTCCATCACCTCCTATTCAAATTCATCTTTGTTTAATTTATATGCAACGTAAGCATCTAGTAAAGCTGAGACGGCATCTATCTTTTCATCTCTATGTTTCTTTAGGAGCTTACGATTACCATTAGTATCTTCCTCCGTCACTGCATTACCCATTGTAAAACTAAATAACTCTTGATCGAATATTAGTAAGCGTTCCTCCGACAGTTTCTTTAGCTCTCCAAGTGGAACTGATTCAGTTTTAGAACCTTGTATAACTTTCTCTATCGCATATGGACCATTTTCTTTTTCCCATCTCGCTATAAATTCTTGGGCGTTATAGGGGTCAAAACCAACACTTCTAACGTCATATTGCATCGCGTCGATGTATCCCTCAAGGTCATCATATACGTCCATCATATCAAGCACCGTACCGTCAAGAATCATTAGTGATCCTTCATTGATGAAATCGTCATACTTAATACGAAGTGCGCCAGGGAGTCTAGATAGAGTTAAACTGGTAATATAACATCGGGTCTTAATTCCGAATTCATCTCGTCCGAGTGGGAATAAAAATGTGAAGGCACAGAAGTCATCCCCTTGGGATAAGTCGACGCCCATCGAACAAACACATTTCCAAAAGGATCTTCGTCTATGTAGTTCAGTTTCTTCGTATGTAAAGAAATATGTATACCCTGCCATTGGTATTCCGAAACGTTTAGCAAGAATATCGTTACGAGTAGATGGAGCTTTTTCAGCACGCTCAACGTCCCTTTGATAGGTTTCGTATGAAACTGTCTTACCGATGTTTGGCTGGGCTTTTTGCCACATATTTGGATCTGCTACTTCTTCGATGTCGTCCAATCTATAGTACCAGATGGACACATGATCGGCTATGTAGTCGCCTCGGAGTATGTCCATTAATTCCATTTTGACTGTATCGCCAGCACTGTTACGAACTGTACCTTCAGAACTCATCGCAACGATTAACCAGTCATCCAATTTAGATGCACCTTGTTCAACGGCCCCGATAACGTCCTCACGAATGTTACCAGATAACCATTCATCAATAGTTGTAATCTTCGGTCGTAAACCTTGTAGCTTATCTATTGTCATGGCACGAACTTCTAGGAGTGATCCAGTTAGAAAATTCTCAATGCCTTTTTTAGTAGATGTTAATTTCGTACGATTAGATTTAGCTCCTGTCGTATTGAAGATCGAACCTTCTGTTAGGAATTTATACAATGGTCCACGACTTCTTGTAATAGCTGTCCTAATCGGCGACATTACCTCGTCCGCTTGCTTCATTGTTGGCGCGGTTGTTACCTGATGTGTAGTTGTCGTATCGACACTTATAAAATAATTTTGTATACAACTTCCATACATCGATTTAGCTGCACCACGTGCAACAATTAGAAACTGTTTATTTATTAATCTCTTCTTAACCCATCGATCTTCATAACCTCCGGGTTCCAAACCATTTCCAGGTATGAAAATTGATCTCTTTTCGAAATAGTACCAGCCAAAGATATCTTCAGCCCAAAGTTTGAAAGTGTCTAAAAGGTGGAGATCAGATCCATCGGTGAGTGTCAGCTCATTCTCACAAAATAAGATGAAACCCTCTACGGCATCTTCATCGTAATAGTATTCGGGATTACGAATACGATCATCAATTCTATTCATCTGGAGAGAAATTTCATTGTTGACAAGTATTTCGCCTCTCAACACGGCTTCACGAAATTCACCATAATACCGAGGAGTGGCCGTGTTAGATAACTTCAAATTAATTACACCTCTCTACTTAATTGTCGATAATGGGACTTCCTGACCGGGACCTAAGAAATCAAGATTCCCAAATGACACTGGAGCCAATACTGACTTTTTCGGGTCGTACTTGTATATTAAAATACACAAGTCATTTCCGTCGTTTTCTGAATCGCTAAAAATAAATCCAAACGCTCCATCGAACTCTAAAATCTGTTTAAGGTGATTGGCATCTGTTAGCTTATTAGCTTCAACGTAGGCCTCATGTACATTTATCGCATTCATATAGTGTCGCCCACTTCGACAAGTTTATTTGTTTGGACAGTAATACGCCACTCATACTCAGAAATCTGTTTCTCGATCGAGTCGACAAGAAAGGAATTCTGTGGAGGATCGAACATCAGTCGAACTTTTAAATAAACAAACGATTTAATTATTTCAAGATCTTTTCGTCCCTGTGTAAATTCTTCCCAAACATTATTCTTATCCGTGATGGAGTAGAATTCTGGTCCAACGCCCAACTGATTTATAATCATAAGGGCTCCGTTGATATGTATGATTAATTCCTTATCGAAATTATTATCATTGACGTCGATGCCAAGTAATTGCTTTATAGAATCCAAAATACTTACCATAGTAGGGTGTCCCCCTTTCTTCTTTCTCGTGGCAATCTTAATAGATTATTTTCATTACCATATGTGATAGCCTGATGTGTGTTAAAAGATGTAGATATTAAGAATTCTGGATCGAGTAACGCGTCATAATTATTTTCAAAGTCATCGATAATTATCGGGTTCATATGGTGAACATAGATTCGATCTAAAATATCCCGTCCTGGAATTCCTAAGTCGCACCCATTGTCTCTAAGGATTACTTGATTCCTAGCTTGCTTCCAGTCATATGATGTGTAAAAAATCTGATTTAAATATCTATCTCTTCCAAACGTTTGATGGCCGACTTTTCCGCCTAAAACTAAATAAGCAAATCTCTCTTCGAAAGTTGGTATGGTGATTAGTTCAGAATATGTTTTAATCATCATATCGATTGTCGATGTCGTCTGCTCCAGAATATGCGCGCATGGCTTTGAGCGCGTCTGAATAGAGTTCTTCGACCCTCTTCTGTGATTGGAGTGCTTCAGTTTTTGCCGCGATTAATTCTTTTTGTAATTCGAGAATCTGCTTCTCGGTCTTAGCGGTTGGAGAACCAGCCTTCATCAAATATACAAGTTCTTGTGCACTTGCCGTTCCATTTCTAATTCTTTTTTCAGTGGCGTCCATGGCAAGGGCCACTAACTGTTGTTCTCTTCCTTCTGGAGTTGTAGCCGGTGGAGTTCTTGCTAACTTTTCAGCAGAAGTTGTATACTTTTTAGCCATAATGACCCCCTTTAAATATACTTTTGTAATAGTTTGAACCGGGTATTTTCGGGAATGTCCCAAGAATTTAACCCCCGGGGAAAATATAAGGA